TCACCTAACAGTTGCATTTTTACTTTTTTCCCATCTGCCATTTTCCTCAAAAATGAAAGAAGTTCTTTATTCATAGGAATATCAATCCATTCCCAAACTCCATAGCCATCATTATCGGAATGTTTCTCTTTGTATTCGTCAAAATCTATGAATTTAGTGTTACCGTCATAAGATAAATAAGCAGATTTAAAGAATATCCAATTTTCTCCTGCGTATGACATTTTCAGTCTAAGCCATACGGCAGAAGAAGATTTTCCCATATAAATTGAAGTTCCACTTACATTATCATAATGCGTGAAATAGGGGTTATAATACCACGTTATTCCCTGTACGTCATCTACCCTTTTCTTTAATTTGGAAACGGCAGCCATCCGCTTCTTCTTTTCTTCTTCGGCTTTTTTTTGAACTGCAATTCTTATTTCAGAAATGACTTTTTCGACGGTTTTAATTTGGTCTGATTCCGGATGATACTTCTTCAGTTTTTTTAGAATATCAGATAATTTTATCGTATCATTTTTTGATTGAAGTTCCTCAATACCTGCACATAACTTTTCAGGAGAAAGTTTATATCCCTTCCAGTTCTATATTTGCTGATTTTAAATTTTCTTTTAAATAGCGAATGGAATCCTGAAGAGCTTTGTTTGTTTCTGTGAGTTGCTTCAAACGGCTTTCCATATTCTTATCCTTGCATGATGGTATCAGAATAAAAATTCCAATAAACAGCAATACATACTTTTTCATTTTGCTTTAGAATCTAAATTTATTGTACATCAGTGTTTTCATGCTGCTTACTCATTCTAAACTCCGGAGCATTTCCATCAGTTCCTCTTCATGGATAATTCTTACTCCTGGCATTTGTGCCAGCTTTTCCATTTTGCTTGGGCCTGCTCCTTCTCCTACTATTGCCCATTCTGTAGATTTGGTTATACTTTTCAGATTGATTGCGCCAAACAGTTGCAATTTCTTTAAAAGCGCATTTCTGTTATTGGGGTATGACCGAAATTCTCCTGTCGTAATGATATGCTTGTGATAGAATGGAGTGTCTGTTCTTTGCAGCTTTTCGTCCGGAAGAAGTTCGTAAAGGCTTGAATCTTTTTTCTGATAACCCATAGCACTTACCGCATCAGGGTTTGGCTTTACTATTTCTCCACCCTGTACTTTCATATAAAGTTCTGCGCACGCACGTGCATCCTCCAGCGCGTTGTGGTGCTTTTTAAGTTCTATCCCAGCCGTTTTGCAAGATTCTTCCAGGCTTTTTCCTGTGGAATTGTACGTGTCGATGAATAAAGGCTGATACAATGTGCTGTCTGTTTTCCCGTAATAACGGCAAGCCTTTTCAAGTACGCTCTTTTCTGTTACGTGATTGTGCGCTACAATTTCACATCCTTCTGTAAACCATTCCATAAAAGGGAGAAGTTCTGCAAATGTAGGAGCATTGGCACACATTTCCTCAGTTATCCCATGCACATGGGTGTTTAGCGTTTTTCTTTCATCCGGGGCAGGCTTTATAAGTGAATAAAATTCCTGCACGATAACCTGATTGATTACCTTTACCATTCCAACCGCGCACGCAGTTTCATGATTTGGAGTCAGGTGCTCAAAATCAATAGTAACAAATTTATCCATAACTGTTAAGTTTAAAGTTCACCGCGAAAATAACTTTATTTTCCATTTTTGACAAACAAATACAAAAAATCCCCTTCGCAAAACCATGCGGAGGGGAGTAAACGTCAGGCTTCGTATTCAGACATCACAGTACAGAGCTCAAGCTGGCTCATGGATGGGCCGTAACGCTGCTGTATTTCCTGGAAAAGCCGCTCGGAACAGTTTCGCTTGATACTGAGAAGAACGCTGGTGCCCAATAATCGTCGAAGGGCTTCCGTTACATGGTGTTCGCTCAGATAATCTTCGTATTCAATGTAAATTAATGTATTGCCATGAACGCTGAATGTGCGGATGCTGTGTGGCACACTTTCAAAATACAAGTCTATCACATGCTTGTACGTTTTAGTTTGAGGTTTCATTTTTATCCTCTTTTTTTGTTTTAAATAGTTGGTTTATTCGTGTTCTTCCTTCGTGCGTATAAAGGCAGAGCGGCTGCATTTGCAAATTTATCAAATTTAAACAGATGTGCCCGACTTCGCAGCCGGGCACATCTGTCAATGCTTAAAAGCATACATTCCTGAAAACTCACTTCTTACCTTGTTCGAAAACATCGTAAACCACGGTGCCCGACTGGCAGAATCCTACCAGCCACGGTATGTATTCCACCCGGGGCTCGTCGTAAAACTCTTCATTCTCCAGGTCGAAGCGTATTTCACGGCGGAAGTTCACGCAGAAGTTGATGCGCTCTTCCGGCTGAAGCATGGGAAGGTCCATATATCCGCGATGATAGTTGATGAAAGCGCGGAGGGTGTCGAAGAATGCGGCATACTTCCGGTCTTCATCCTTGTAGAGCAGATGCACGGAGAGGTCGAGGGCCACGTAACACTCTTTCACGTCAATCCCAATCAGTTTCTCACGTATCATTTTATCTATGGTGTCAAACCGTGACAGGTATATGGCTGCGGCATTTTTCTTTTTCCTGCTGAAAAGTGCCTTGATAAGTCTGCGCATTTTCATGGCGTAATATATTAAAATTGTTGCATCACACGCAAAATTAGCTAAAATTCGGTGGAAAATATAAAATCATTGACAATTATAAATTATTTTCCTTATATTTGCATTGTGTTTTAAAACTCTCACTTCACCCCTGTCCGTCTTTCCCTGAAGCGGGCGGGGGTCATCGTTTCTATCAGGGCTATTCTTCTTCGCCCCATTCATCTTCTTCCTCTTCATCCTCGTCTGCCGGACGCTCCATCATACGGCGGGCAATGAGGGCTTTCATGCTCACCAGTCCGGTGCGCACTTCGGCTTCCTTGTCGTGCGTTTCTTCAGCAGTGCAAATTTCCTCGTCCACCTGCCAGCGCACGCAGAACAGGGCGGGGTGTCCGTCGTAGGCCGTCTGCATGGCGAATCCCCGGCGCTCCAGTTCCACCAGGTACGGAGGAAGAGGGTCGGGCATCTTCGGAATGGGCCATGCCTGGAAGTATTCACGGATGCGGCGCACGGTAAACACTTCGTCGGCATATTCCTCCCGCTCCACCGGCTTGTAGGTGTCGGTAAAGGCATCCACCAGCTGCATCAGCGCTTTGGGCGGCTGCAGGGCCGGGTCCTGATTTTTCAGCTTCTTCTTACTCATTACTCATTCTTAATTCTTAATTCTTCATTAAGCCGACATCGGCATACCCACACCTATCATGCGGCCCGATCCGTAATAGCGCACACCGATTACCAGCGTGTCGAATGCGTCGCTCAGGTCGGTACGTGTACTCAATTCTGCCTCGATGTCGTCTACTTCCTTCGACACTCGTGCCTTTTCCTGACTCTTGTCTTTCTCAAAACCGTTACGCCCTTCCTTCACACGCGCGTTCTCCATGGAGGCAATCAGATACTCGTTGTTCTCCTTGTTGATGCGAAGGAACGGGCGCTGCGTGCCGGCAAAACAACCGTTCAGGAACTCATACTTCTTGTTGTGGCTCATGGGCCGTCCCATAGGCACTTCGATGACGTTCCATCCGTGACTGCGAAGCACTTTCTTCACGATGTTGTAGAAACGGGTGTCTTCATGGCGCTCGCTGGCGTAGGCGGCTCCCTGCTTTGCGGTGTCGTCGTAGTAGAAAATCACGTCGCGGCAGGTCAGGCGGTGCGGCTCGTAATACTTGCAGAACATCTTGCAAAGTCCCTCGATACGGGTGTTCTTTACGTTGGTCATGCTGTTGAGTATGCGCAGCACGCTGGTGTTGCTCCGGCTGTCGGTCTGCCCTATCACCAGACAGTTGATGTGGGCGTTGTAGTCGAAGGCGATGCGCAGCGGTTCGCCGGGCTTTATGTCGGTGTCCAGGCAGCAGTCCTGTGCCTTGGAAAGCTCGTTCAAGTCAATGCTTTCCGACTCCACACGCAGGGTACGCCCTCCGTTGTATATCTGCGTAATGGTGCGTTTCTTATATTTCTGTGCGGCTTCCAGCTGATTCTCGTCGTTACTGAGGTAACAGTGCACGTCGGGGTCGAAGTTGGCATAATATCCGTCGTTTATTTCTTCCTTCTCGACGTTACGGATGGAGATGTCGAACATGGTTGGGGTAAGTTCCTTCTGCATGGTGCGGATGAACTGTTCTCCCAGAATGTCGATATTTTCTATGCTGGAAAAGGAGAAGTAGATGCTGGCCTGGCAGCGCAGCTTGTTAAGCTCACGCTGGTATTTGGGAGCCTGCACGATTTCCGGGCAGACTTGTGCCTCGCGCAGCATTTCGGCAATCTTCCGGTTTATCTCCGGTGTCTGTTCGTCGCGGCGCTTACGAAGCCATGCCTGTCGCCTGGTGAGCGGCGCATCGCTCACGAACATAATGCTCTTGTAGTACGGATTCAGGTTTTCGTCGAATCCGGGATGGGTGGTGTTGATACCACGAAGACAGGGGAGTATCTCACCCTTTACCAATGCTTCCGGCTGGAATCTTGCTTCATCGGAATCAACGGTACAGGCATCCATACCGTTACTGGCTGCCTTCACCCCGGTAGAAATCATGTAGTACACGAATCCGTTCCAGAAATGGATGCAGTTTTCCCAGACTTTCGGCTTTACGATAGGTTCCTTGAAATTGATTTTAGCTGGTGCGTGGCCCCTGAAATAATGAACGCCTTCTTTCAAACCCATCCGCTCCAAGGCAGCAAGTGTCTTGGGGACGGTTTTTGTAAAAAGCTGCTTGATGCTGTTACCCAGGAAAAGCCCGGTTCCGCGTGGCATGGACTGTACGCATCCCAACATGTGAGGGGCTATCAGTCCGTCGGTCTTACCGGTACCACGACCGGCTTCCACGGTGGTGATACGGCACCGGTAGTTGTACACCGCGCGTTGGGCCGGATTCATGTAGATGTAGTTGGCCGCAGTTTCCTGCTCCTCCGCTTCCTGCACGCCCGACAATGCCGAGGCGTGACGCTGTGCCCGTCGGAGTGATTCCTCGCGGGCGGATTCATAGTCGTTTCGTCGTGTCATGGTTTATTCCTCCTCTTCCGGTTGTGTGAAATCGTCCCGGTTTACTTCATTGTAGTCTTCTTCAGGACCGTTTTGTCCCTCGATTACATATACGCCGTCGTCGTCTTCCACCATCTCCTGCCACTGGTCGAGCTTCACGCCGTATTTCTTTCTCAGGCGGCGCATTTCCTCGCTGTCGTGACCGGTTTTGTTCGGGAATTTCTTCTTGACATCCGATGTAATGACTACCGGCATGCGTATCAGTTCATCGCACAGTTCCTCCGGTGTTTCCGGCTGATCCAGACGGTCAATCTTGGTGAGCAGGCTGGCACCGTTGTACACCGCTTTCATGTCGCCCGTATCGGCTCCGTTTCGCATCATCAGGTCGGCGGCGTGGCGCACCTTCATCGAGGAAATGTTTCGCTGTCCCTTGGCGTAGAACGACGAAATGAAGTCTATTACCTTCAGGTCGCCTCCCAACTGACTGTACGTTCGTTTCCACCGGTTGATGATGTACTGACGCAGATTCATGAACGGGTCCTCCTCAAATCGCTTGTACGCATCCAGGCAGACTTCCACCCGTTTTTTCTGCTCGTCGGTAAAGGCCATGTTCTGCCACGGCACACCCGTTTCAAAGTGCTTCCGCAGCAGGTCGTAGAATCGTTGTGCTATATTACTTGCCATAGCTTGTGTTTTCGTGTTTGTGCTCTTATATTTCTACTATATCCCAATGAAAAACAACTATTTAACTTTTAATGTAAAAATAAGCACATCGAAACATGCTTATTTTTACATCATTCAATGAATATGTTCTTATGTACTTTTGCCCGAAAAATCATAAAACCTTTTTCGTATGCTCCTTCATCCGAAACATCTCCGTCACATTCTCATACTCTTCCGGAGAAGTGGTAAGCGTGAACATCTGCATGGCATTGCTTCGCTGGGTGTTCAAACTTCCCTGAATAACCAGGCTGTGCGATTTGCTCTTCATCGTGACGCAGCGGAAACCCACATTGTCCTCGCAAACTACCAGACGGCCCGACTGGATAAAATCACCCAGCTGACTCCGGATCTCCTGACGCTGGTTGAAGGTGGCTCCGGTGGATGCCGGCTGCGAAATGAGTATCATTTTGCTGACGTCAGCAATATGGTTCGACGGATTGGTGGGATCGGGCTTCACACGCGAAAGAATACGACGGATGGTCTGTATGAGCTTCACATCGAGCCGCACCATGACAATACCCATTTCTCCTCCGGAACAGTAGCCGGACAGGGTACCCAGGAGGTCGCACATGTCCCAGTCTGAGTAGCTGAAGAAGTTAGCAGCCGTATGCTTCTCGCTGCACTCGTCAATCATTCCTTCCAGCTGCTTGTGATAGCAGCATGGCTCAATTATTCTCATAACGCACCTCCTTTCATCTGGCCTTCGGTCACACTTTCAGTAGGGTCTACTTTCTTGCGCGGAGTTTCTGTAGCTTTTTTCGGTTCTTCTGCCGATTTTTGTCGGTTTTCCGTAGGTTCGGCACGTTTTTCCTCGTTTACGGTACTATTTTCGGCTTTTTCAGCTTTCTTTTCTTGCTTTACTTCCGTTCCTTTCGGTTCCGTTTTATCGGTGGAAGCTGGCTTTGCTCCTGTCTGTACGGATGCAACCGGAGCGTTTACACCGGGAATGGAGATACCGGCTGCAGTGGCTACTTCTGCCGTTTTCTTAGGCAGGTTTTCTCCCCACTCCATCAGTTCCTCTATACGAAGGCGAAGCTGTTCCTTGTATTCCTCGGTAATCTTCACGTCGCTGCGGTTGATGTATTTCTTGTTTCCTTCCACGCGGGCCTTGCGGCATACTTCCTGCTGGCGTACATCCTTCATGGCCTCTATCTCGGCACGGGTAAAGTCGCCAGGGCGTTTCATGCTGTCGGCTGTGGAAGTTTCAGGCTCTGTGTAGGTACCGTTAAGGGCTGCATCCACATTGGTCCAGAATGCCCGGATTTTCTGCTCCGATGCGATGGCTTTCTGTGCCATGTCGGCACGTGCTTCGTCGCTTACGTTGGGATTTTCGGCCATTACCTCCAGCGTGCCGCGATACTCTGCCAGTTCCAGGTACATGGCTGAAAGTTCTTTTTCTCCCTTGTCGCGGAGAGATTTCGGCAGCTTATCCTTATAGAGTGCAAATTCTTTCGGTCTGCGGCCGTCCACTTCCTGCTCTTCGTACTGGCGTGCGGTCATGTTTCCTTCTTCATCGGGCGCACCATCATCAGGAACAATCGCTTTGTAACGAACGGTTCCTACCGGACCGCGAGTGGCTTTCTTGGCCAGACCGGATTTTTTCCGTACTTCCTGCAGGAAAAGGTTCATCTTGTTGAGTGCACGGCGGGCTTCATAGCGCTGTACGTCGCGAAGGAAATCCTTTGCCCGCACAATGGCCGACACCAGACGGCATCCTTCGTCGAAATCCTTCACAGGCACCTTCATCCAGCATTCGGCCAGCGCCAGCAGTTCCGGAAAAGTTTCGTCCGTCCATCGTTTCACACGGTCCAGATAGTCTTTCTTTTCTTCTTCATTCATCGTTCTGTAGTCTTTTAAATATTCTTTCTCTGTTATCATATCCTTTGTTTTTCAATTACTTTACCCCAAAAGTAGGGAAAACCAATATGCCGTTGAAGGACATAAAAAAGTCCGGCACCGATTAGCAAGTGCCGGACTTTGAATCCACTTTTTCGTTTGTTAGAATATGCAAAGCGAACGGTTGATCAACCTCCTCCTCCTTCTTCTTCTCCTGCTTCTGATCTCAGAGTAAGAACTCCAGCCCAGGTAGTCAAAGAGTAGCGGTTCGGGTTGCTGGTCACTGTTACCGCATGACCGCTGTCAGAATCCGGAGTAGTACCACTGTCGTAGTTGTTGTTCACTTCCGTACCGAAAGTTGGATCGTACACTACATAGTAACCTCCTGCAGGGTTTTCCGCAAAGAAAATAGCGTCTCCACGGTTCTTCAGGATACGGAGCACATGGGCTGCGTTTTCCACGTCCTTGTCGATGGTAAATATCAGCTGTACGTTATAGCCCTTTGCACCTTCGTTACCAGTTGAAGAAATCTGACCGCTCTGTTTCTTGATACGGAACTTCCACGCTCCCTTACCAGGAGAAAAAGCAAAAGAAGCTTCAGTAAATGCAGCTTTAGATGCTTCATATACAGGCTTTGCCGTAAGGTCTTCCGGATAAGCGACATAAATCTGATTACCGATACCGGCAAACTGTTCATCGCAACCGGCAGCAGCCTGACCAATATCCATTAAGTCACATGATAATTCTGCCATAATTGTCTTATTTTGAAGTTTGTATAATCGTTATCCCAGTCCCGATTTGATAGTCAGAGTTCCGTCCCAGGTAGTCAGGGAGTATCTGTTCGGGTTGCTGGTAACAGTTACTGCATGACCGCTATCAGAATCCGGAGTAGTACCACTGTCGTAGTTGTTGTTAACTTCCGTACCGAAAGTAGGGTCGTACACTACGTAATAACCTCCTGACGGGTTTTCTGCAAAGAAAATAGCGTCACCACGGTTTTTCAGGATGCGGAGCACATGAGCTGCGTTTTCCACGTCCTTGTCTATGGTAAACATCAGCTGTACGTTGTATCCTTTTGCCCCTTCGTTACCAGTTGAAGAAATCTGTCCGCTCTGTTTCTTAATACGGAACTTCCAGGCTCCTTTACTGGCCTTGAAAGTAAATGCTCCTGAAGCAAAAGCCGCTTTTCTCTCATCGTATGTGGGAGGTGCTTTCAAATCTTCCGGATAGGCTACATATATCTGATTACCGATACCGGCAAACTGTTCTTCGCAACCGGCAGCAGCCTGACCAATATCCATTAAGTCGCATGATAATTCTGCCATAATTGTCTGGTTTTAAAAGTTTGTGTTTGTGTTGTGAAGGCTGCCAAACTTGGCAGCCTGTTTTATCTCAGCGGGCGGGTTATTATTCGCCTTCCGGTTTGAAGATGGCCTGAAGGTAGGTCGGGTATCCGTTGTAAACGATGTCACGCGGAGAGATTGTTGCACCGTCGCTCCATGCCTTGAACTTGTATCCAGATTCAGCAGCAGGAGTCAGTTTCACGGTTTCGTCCTTCGTATATACATCCTTTTGCGGAGACAGCGTTACCTTACCCCATTCTTCGTTGTTGGAAGTAACGGTCAGGGTATTCTTCTGGTAGTCACCGTTCAGCTGTTCAATCTGTTCGATAGTACCGTCGCTCACACAGAACTTGGATGGTGCGATGTCCAGAATACGTGCGCCTACGGTAGACTGTACCTGGAAAATCAGCACGTTCAAGTCGTTCGGGTCGTGACTCATCATCACCGAGTTCCAGTCGCTTGCACGGTCAAGACCGAACTGCAGGTTTTCAGGGAGAGTTGCAATCATACGATTACCCTTACCAATAATACCGTCGGTTACAATCTTGATGTTTTCCATTCCCACGAATGAGAATCCTTCACCGCCTGCACTTGTAGTCTGCAATCCGGTAAACTTACGCATGTAGCTGTGGGTAATGAGTCGCTTCTGCTTCGGCGACATGTAAACGATTACTTCCTGAGCGTTACGCAACAGCGGATGCCATCCTTCCACCCATTCTACAAATGCGTCGAAGTATTCTCCATCCTGAGTTTCAGGACCTTCGTTAATCGGGTCGCAAGCCACAAGGTTTCCTTCCTTGGAAGAAATCTTACCCTGATTAATAAGGTTGTTAATGATAGTCCAGTAACCGTTGTACAGACTGAGCGGGTCGTCTTCTCCCAATTCAATGTTACCGAAGAAAAGGTTGCTCAGGTTATCGCCGGCAAACTGCTTACCAATCTGACGAAGGATAAATTCTGTAACCGGTGCATTGTAGGTTCCGTTTGAACCCAGGATGCTGAACGGCTGTTTTTCGCGGAAGTTCTGAAGGTTTTCGTAGTAACGTGACCAAATCTGGTTCATCACCAGTTTGCTTTCGTCCATGAAACCAAGGGTTGACTTCAGCGTAGAACCTTCCTTGTAACGGCGGGCTTCACCACCCTTACGACGGAAAATGATTTGAGTCTGTGCGTATTCAATATCTTCGATAACCTTGATGCGAAGTTTGTTGAACACTGCCATGTTATCGAGAACCGGGCTTTCGATGATGTCCGGAGCAAGAATGTCTTTTACATGCGATACATTCTCTTCACTGAGTGCGTATAACTTTGTAGCCATATTGTTTGTGTCTGGTTTAGTTTTTGTGTCGCGTTCTTATCTCTTATCGTGCTTTGCTGATTTCAGCATCACGCTTGCGGCGGGCTTCAGCTTTTTCGCCCCAGCTCATGTTTTCACCGCATACGCTCTGCACATGGAACTGTCCGCTTTCCTGACCTCCGTTGTTGTCTTTCGGCGGGTCCTGCGGAGTAGGTTCCAGCTGTGCCGTTTCGCTCAGCTCCTTGATTTCCTCATCCTTCTGTTCGATGCTCTTCTGAGCTTCATTCAGCTTCGCTGTCAGTTCTTCCGATTCCTTCTTATGAGCGTCCTTCAATGAAGAAACCTCTTTTTCGTGTTCCGCTTTCAGGTTGGCCAGTGCTTCCGCATGGTCTTTCTTCATCTGTTCGATGGTTGCATTAAGCTGTTCTACTTCCGTGAGTTTTGCAGCCAGCGTAGATTCCGTCTGTTTAGCTTTCATGACGAACTCTTCTACATTGTCCGCCATGGTTTCCACCATGTAGAAACCGCCGTTTTCTTCGACTACCAGGGAGTTTACCTTTGCAGCCGACTGAATAAATGGATAGCTTTTTGCCATAGTTGCTTGTTTTTGAGTTTGTGATTCTGTTTTATCTGATGCCGGCTGCTCCACAGAAGCCTGTTCCTGTGTTCCCGGCTGCTTTTCTTCCTTGATTCCTGATGGTTTGCTGTCTTCGCGTGAGGCTCCGGACGAATTTCCTTTCTGACTCTGACTCACTCCGGCCAGCTGCTGCACGCGGTTCACGCAGAACTTGAAGTCGCCCTGACCGTCGACCATGGTACCCACCACATCGCCCGCATCGAAAGTTTTTCCGGTCAGCTGGTCGTCCGTCACTCTGGGACGGCGCTCGCGTACCATCTGCTGAAAGTCGGCACAGTGCCGGTTCAGCTCTTCCTTGATGCCGTCATAGTTCCCCTCGGCCGCGTCGCGGTACTCCTTGTTCTTATAAGGAGATCCGTCGGCATAAATCTCGGCGTACCGTTCCTGAGTCACGGTGTTCACATCGCCGTCCTTGTTAGTGAGCATCGCGCACATAGTACCGATACATCCCACCGTGTCGTGCGGATTGGTGAAATACACTTCGTCGCACAGAGCCATCAGCGCATAACCGGCACTGCAGGACATCCCGTCGATGTGACCCACAATCTTCTTTCCTTTTGATCGGGCGTAGTTGAGGGCCATCTCATAGTCGTACTTCGCCATGCTGCTACCGCCCGGGCTGTCCATCTCGATAATAAATCCGATGGTATGCGCATCGTCAGAAGCACGCATGATGATGTCCTTGTGTTCCTTGCTTCCGTAGGAACACAGGTCGCCATTACGAAGAATGGGGCCCTGTACGTCGATAACCGAAATGATGCGGTCGTCTTCTTCCAAATCGTACCAGTAGGTTATGCGGTCGTAATTACCCACGTAGGTTTTCTCCGTAAACCCGTCGCGCGAAGAAAGGAAGTAAGGTCGGTCGGTCCGCTCGTCCGGCTTCTCGTAAGGACGGTGTGAGGCAATGTTGTCAAGAATCGTTCTCCGGTAAGCATGCAGAGACTCCGGGTAAAAGTCCCAGAATCGCGTAGACATGATTTCGTGAAATGCTCTTGTTGCCATTTTCGTTTGATAATTAATTGATTACATCACGAAATTACGCACGCGAAATGCGGTGATGAAGGACACAAAAAATGACTAAATGCGTGAATTACAGAAATATGCGGATGCTCAAACGGATTTTCTCTGCAAATAAAAACCTGCTAAGAATGAGCATGTTGTAAAACACAAGGAGTTTGTGCGAAAAAAAGAAATTTGCGGCGGACGCAAAGAAATTGAAGAATGCCACAAAGACGATAATGAAGATTTACCTGCAGGACGAAAGAAAAACGCGCACAAAAAGAAAGGCCCAAAGAAAAAATGCCGCCCCACACACGTATGCAGGAACGGCATTCCAACGGAAAGAAAAAAGCAATATATATAATAAGGTGTAGCTGTCAGACCACACGCTGTGCGCCGGTCACGTTGCGGATGGTGAGTGTGCACGAAATCACGCCGTCGCCTTCCTCATACTGAAATTCATAACCGTCGCTCACGGCACGCACAAACATTTCACCGTCGCCAAATGTTCTTACAATCAAATGGTTAGTGCTGTTTTTCAGCGTTTCAAGCTGTAAATAGGTTTCTTGCGTCACCCTCTCTACCTCCCAACTCACCGTCACTTCGTAAGAGTCGCCGGCCACGCTGGTTTCCGCGCTCTCCTTCAGGCTCCCCGATTTCGGTTTCATCTGAATGGAAATCTTACGGTCGCCCGACACAGAAAAATCAGGTTTGTCACTTTTCTTCTCAATATTGAACGGGCGGGAAAACGTAACCGCGTCGTCCGGATAAGCTTCAATGCTGCCTATCAACTCGTAATAATTCTCGCTGCAATTCATGATTTATGTGTTGTTTTGTGGTTGAAAATGGCGACTGACAAAGTTACTGACAAATCGCACCAACTTTCTTCGTTTCTTTAACTTTTATTTATTGCTATTCATGTATAAATTTATGGCGTGTATATACAGATTCTTCCGGTTCTCGACTCAAGCTCTTCTTTTCTCACTTTGATGTCAGACTTCATTCTGGATTTGATTCTCCACCAATATCGCATCATGCTCTCAAATCTTTTCATGTCTATATCGTACAAAACAATGAAATCAGACATGACATCTTCGGAAGTAACATGTTCGCCCATTCTATTTGCCCGGAAAATACAGTCATCATGAAATCTGGCGAAATCATACCAAAACTCACGTTTCAATTCATTCCTTATCTTCTTACTCCCGTTGATATTCAGGTGAAAAAACTTATCCACTTTCACCTCACCGCTAAATTTGCAGACGCTTTCAGGCATTTCCAACTCCAGGTAATCTTCTTTCTCTTTTTCAGTCAACATTTTAAACTGAGCGGTAAATAATGATTTCTGAGGTTTCAAATGAAAGGCTACTTCATTATAGGAAAAATCTGTTATACCCGAAAAATCTGCATCTCTGAACAAGTGAGTCTTCATATATACACCCAGAAGGCTGTTCTGAGGAAACCTGACCGGAGTTCCATACTTTATTTCGAAGTATTTCTTATAATAATCACTCACTTTAAGGAAGCATGAGTGACGCTGCTCATTCATTGAATTTTTTGGCATGGTAGTAAGATAAAGTCTGTAAATCAATTAATCAACAGCAAGTTACGGACGATTCAACACCAATCGGAATTTCATTCAACAAAAAAAAGTTAAGCGTCTGGTGCCTTGTTTTGCGTGTTTTTCACGATTTTGCAAAGCTGTGCAATTTTCTTGCAAGACACTTTTCAATACATATTTATTTAATTATCAATTATTTATAGTGGATGATAAATAATAAATAAATAGTTATTGCCGATTGTTCATTAATTTTGAAGTGAAGAAAACGTATTTTTCGGTAAAGAACAGATTTCAGGCTGTCCGGCTTTTTCTCTTATGTCCATTGCGTAGCTTTCTTTGTTATACGATGAAGTTGGATATAAAGGAAGTAGAACGAAAGGGGAAAGGCGTGCTTTGTCGTCCCGCGTTCCGCAGGCCGACCTTTCCCTCCTTTCGTTCTTTCAGGTTTCCCTTCGGATTCCTTCCCCATTCGGACGCTCACAGGAAGAAATGATTCGACTGATGTACACCCTTCTCTACCCTACAAAAAATTTTTATTTTAAAGATTTTGTAAACTCGTTTTTCGTGAAAAATCGGCAAAATATCAAAAAGTACAATACTTTTAATTGATTATCAGATAGTTATTCATTGCAAAAATTTCGCCAACGCTTCGCAAGCTTTGCAAAATTGCTTACAAATAATACTTAACTAACTGATTATCAAATTGCAAAATGTTTTGCAAAGGGTGTGTAAAACTTGTAATATTTGATACTGAATTGATTTTCTAAGCGATTTTCTCTTTGTGCCGGAACGATTTTCCCAAAAGTTTCGTGCCTACGCCACTCAAATGGCGTAACTACGCAGCAAAAGTGTCTATTAAGCGCGGCCACAGTGGCGATACTACGCCAGTTTGGAATTTATGTGACGAAATACGGCTTTTGTTGACAGAAAAAGGCGTAAAAGTGCTATTACATACACTTCTACGCCTCCTTAAAAATGAATCAGAAAGTGATTAATTGAAACCTCCTCCTCCCTGGTCCTCTCCTTCCTCACCCGGCTCGGTTGTTCCTGGTGTGCTGTTTCCTTCTTCATACATTCTGTTGAGCGACATCTTGTCTATCTGTGCCTTGAAATCCTTACTCGGCTGGAACAGCACTCTTTTACGGATAATCTTTTCTTCTCCGCTTACCTCGGAACTCTTACAGGTAATGGCTGGCTTCAGGTATCCCATGTTTCCCAGGCTTACACCATGACCTTCGAGCATCCAGGTACAAGCCGATTCCACCATGGTCTCTACCACGGCGCGGCAGGTTGCCTTACTGATTCCGGAACGGAGGGAAATCTGTTCAATTACTTTTTCAAAACTTACGGTTCCACCACGAACCGCTTCGGCCACATACTTTTCTGTGCCATCCTTGTCAAATCCAAAGGTCTTCTTTACGACCTTATAGTTCAAGCCTCCCATAGTTGTATTTGTATTTAAAAATTCGACGGATAGAAGCGCTTCGTGCGATTCCACCCGTCGATAAATCTAATTTTGCAACCCTCGTTTATGAAGGACTAAAAATCATCCTTCTTTCGTGTCTCCTTTCCTCTGGTTATGTTCTTTGTTCAGGAAGTCTTCATAAAGCTTTTTCTCCGCTTCCTCCATGCGATGCTTCATCTCCTTCAATACGGTAGCTTGTACCAGCTGACGGTTTCTCTTTACCAACTCAGCCATTTCGTATTTTTCTTCTTTTACAAACTGTTCGATTAGCCTGTTCTGCACGTCGATGTAAACGGAGTCAATGGTGTGCGTGCTGTATTTTATGTAGTCGTCAATTTTGAGAACGGCGTGCTCCAGGTTGTCTATTTTCTTCTCGTTTCGTGTCATCCATCGCGAGATTGCCCGGTAGATCAGGAATAGCGCGGTGGAGTTAATGCAAACAAAAACGATGCTGATTATTAAGTCTGCGGTATTCATAATTAAAATTTGTTGTTCCCGTGCATGCGTGGACGGGTGCGGTTATACTTCATTTTTTGTTCGATGTGCCAGAGGAGGTCGAATCCTTTGATTTTGGACATGATAAATACTTCTTGTAAGATGTTTACAAAGAATTCAAGAGTGGTGATGTGCCATGGATTATAATTTGCGATAAATCTTGTCAGATCGTAGCACCATTCTGTAAAAGTCTTCTGGCTTTTGTATTTATATATTTCGTCTCTTATTTTAAGCGGGAATTTTACCCCTAAGAAACTAACTCCCAGCAAACCTGCCAGGTCAAGCATACGGATGCAGACATCGGAAAGTTCATCTTCCACACTATCTTTTATATACGCTTCAAAATCTTCCTGAAATCTTCTTACTCGGGTTTCTTCGCTAAATGGGATATTATTCCCTTGCCATTCATTAAACTTTGCCACATCGGACCGTTTACCTTTTCTTTCGGCCTGCACAGCTTCCATCAGCTCGCTAATGACCAGACAAAGGAAATGCTCGTCACTTAAATCCTCGTCGTGCCAGCCGTGTTCTACGGCGTTCTGGTAGGCTTCATCTCTCAGTTTGTTCAGGCTTATCGCTTCAATTGTTTCCATCTATTACGTCTCCTTTCTTTAGTTTTCTTGCTTCTTTTTCATTTCTATAATACAGCGTGATAACACATGGCCGGCCATTTTTTTCGGCCACAGCCTGCACCTCGTATTTATTGGTACGTGCCCGGTAAAGTACGCTCACTATTCGCTTGATTGTGGTTGGCATAGGCTATTCTCTCCGTTAATTATTTTAATTGCTTCCTCTAAAGTAATTTTACCAAAAATGTAATCCATTCTTACTTCTTTTAATTTCTCCTCTAATGTCTTTTCATAGGTTATACATTTATTTTTTTTCTATATCTGTTACCTCCCAGATATTTCTCTGGCTTTATGCAATAAGTAATTCTCCGATTCTAACCGTTGAAGTTCTGTTTCTTTATCGGAAAGGAACTTTTCTTCCACCATCCGGATGGCAGAAATCGCATCCTTCCAGGGTGACGTATACTGTATTGTCTTCGCGTCTGTGCAGCCGGCCTTGGTCATCCGTGAAATCTCCACTGGGGAGAAGGTAAAGATTTTCTCTCTCCCATCTTACCCGGCTTCTGCACCATACTTTCATGCGTCCATTTTACTCTTTCACTATTAGTTCTACTTCTCCTACAGCCATTTATCCAAACCTTTTATTAATCGACCAGAGTTATGATCTATAAAGGCCTTTATACTCGGTTCTTCATGAGTAGGAATATTAATACTATCACCTAATCGTTTTTCTAATTCTTCGTCAGAAATAAATGTTTCTCTTTTAACTTTAGCACGAGCAGTTTTCCGATTTTTCTTTATAACGAAAGAATCCATCGACACCTCATTTTCACCTGAAAAACATTTAGAAAGCGATATAGTTACTAATTCTGTTTCTCCTTCCATAAACTTTACTTTTTAAACTTCCAATCATTGCATAAATAATGGCTGTACGCCGTGTCAGAATAGAGCCTGCATTCACCCTCATCTGAATCTTCCGATGGAAGAAAATGAAGGCACGTGAGGCATTCTCTTTCTTCCTTTTTGTAGTCCTTGCAACCGGGCAAGAAGAAACCTGTATCTTCCCCATTGTATCCATTCCCTACCCTGAACCTGAGAGGACGGACAAACTCGCAAAACTGATTGTTTGGCTTTTGTTTCTCCCCTTCTTTCAGCGGGCGGAAATGGATGCAGTCGTCGCAGAAATTCACGGTGCGTAGTTTTTCTTCCCTCGCAATGGGTTTCTTCCGGTTGAGCCAGTTGCTTGTGTCGTTCAACGGGCAGGCTCCGCAGTAGTAATCGTCTTTGTAGTAAATACAATATCCTTCACAGAACACTCCTTTGATTTCTTTCAGCAGACTGGCCTTTATCTTTTCGACGTTAGCATTTGGCATGATTCTATCAGGTATTTGTCTATTTCAAACCGGAGATAAAAGAATACGGTCCATTCCGAATGTTCTATATGCTCGGCGTATTTTACATCCTGGAATCCTTTTATCTTCAGGTATCTTTTGAATATCTTGAATCCGTTTGACATTTCCTTGTATTCTATATTATAATCATCTGGTCTCCATGGTGCGCACTGACTGAGTAACATCTGCCTATATTCTTTGGTACATTCCTTTATCTCTCTTATGGCTCCTTACAGCAGACGTTTTGCCACGATGTTGGTCTTTTTAATGCGAATAGATTTGAAATCTTCTGGTATGAATATCATGGCTCTTCCTCCTTTTTGCTGAAATGTTCAATAAGTTCCTGGACGGTGGCTTTATGTGTGTTGAGATAAAGACTGTCGTAAAAAAACATATCCTCAATTTTATCTTCATTGCAGATAAGCCATTCATATACACGAAAGCTTTCTATTACAGCGTCCATGCTATCATATATAAACCATTGTCCTTTATCTGTATCGTCACGTAATGATGCTATTGCCAGAAATAGGTCTTCGTTAGTACCGCAGTCAATGTCGTTCGGATGAAGATGCTGAAATCCATCTTGTACGGAAATGTACATTCCGTAATTAGCCGCCAACCATTCTCCCTTAAAATCGTCAAGAGTATTGGCTCTTTGCCCCAGTTCCTGAAGCTTTTTCCGCAGTTCCGGTGTATTCTTCCGGATAAAACAAGGTTGTGTAAACATAAGCTGATTCTTATAAGTAGGTTAATGACTCTTTTATTCCGTCATTCAAAGCTTTCTCGAATGTGTCGGTATATCCTTCCATCTGCGATATGAGAGACAGATCCTCCATGTCGTAAAGACGGTAGTACCAGCCGTGTTTGTTGAGCTCGACAACGATATGAATCTTCCCTTTTGTGCGGACCCATTTTTGCGCAGCGTATAGCGTGGGAGCCAGGTATTCGTACTGGGACCCGTTTCCACCCCTTATCAGGTCGCCAAACTTTCTTGAGGTGAATAACAATACAACCAGTTTTGATATGCCGGTTTCAGCCGATATGTAAACGGCCCGGCAGTTTTCTCTATATCCTTTGTCCTGAAGAAGTTTGGATACTTCAAAAGTGACAAAATCTTCATTTATCATATTATGTTCTGTTGACATGGTATTTTTTCTCACTTAATATAATAAACCATCCTTTATTGTCTATCTCTTTTGGAATCTCTATATATTTACCGGGGATAACAGTATCTTCAGTATAAAATCCTCTACTGTTCTGTCCTATATATTTCCCTTTCGGCCATGTTTTGTGCCGGACTTTATATCCTTTAAGAAGATACTCGCTGATTTCTTTCCACGTATATGGTCCTTTCTTGAAAGGAATTACGAACTTCATATCATGAAGGTTATCCCATTTCCTCTTTTTTATTCTTTCCTTTATAATACATGATTCACATAATGTAATAAAATTGTGCTTATAAAGGAACTGGCGATATTTCTCTGCCTGAGAGAAAATATCCATTCTCTTATCCTGATTATTTCTCTGCATATCATCCGGGAAATTTACACAGTAGAACCCATATTAAGCAGACAAACATAATGAAGGCGACAATCCCTGCACAAATGGCCGGGGTTAGCATTTTCTTCCACAACATATCTGCTTTATGGCATCGTTCGTTGATATAATTGATTTTTGAAATGTGCTCACCAAACTGAAGCTCCATCATGTGACCTGCCCAGTCCTCCACCAATTTCATAAATCTTTTTCTGGCTTCTTCTTTGATAGTGAATTTCCCTTCTGGACTGAGAAGTAATGAATGTGTCCTGAACTCAAACTCTTCTGAATCCAGAATATCACGCCCACCGCTACTTCGTATCTCCATGGAGACTTTAAGCCATGGAATTGCTTTTGTTTCCCACATTTCGAGGGCACGTTTCTCTATCTCTTCTGCGTTGGCGTTGGCCAGCTCTTTCATCTTTTCTTACTCGTCTTTCTGAACGAAGACGACTGCTTTCTTATCGTCGATATACATAGTTCCTGGTTTTAGATTATTCTTTACTTTCCTGACTTTCTTCAATCATCCTTTCCACTTCCTGAATGTCGCAGGTGAATTTGTTATAAAAAGTATCGTACTGGGAACATTCTTCTTCGACATACTCTATCCATGCCGTTTTGGTCTCAAGGTTGATAATTATCATCTGCCTGTTGCAGGAATCGTCTTTCCCGGCCACCCTGCTTTTCAGCTGCTGAATATCGAAGTTGCAAAATATACGATGTAACTCCCCGTTATAATAATCGAATATCGGACCGGTGTAGATAATGTTTTTCGTTTTCATACCTGGGTATTTAAGTTCAATCATTGGTTTATGGTATAATATCGGCCGTTTTATTTCGCTCCATGCGATTGGCCTTACATTGTAGGCCCATGTGCCGTCTGACATAATGAAGGAATTGGTGTATCTTCCGTCTTCCAGCATGACGTTCACGCATTGTCCTTTTGGAGGGAGTGAAGCTTGTACGCTTTTCCATTGTGAAAAAAACGACGCATCCCACGCTTGCCACATTGCTTCGGTTATATCGCCGATGTAGAAGTGTACGTTTTCATTGCTGCCTGAGTCCTTATTACGGTCGTTAAACAGCTGCGTGGCGTATCGGTGTATATATTCTTTCTTATCCATGGATCAATATGCTTAGAGACACATTAATGAATTGATTTTTCTTCCTTTTCGGCTTCCATTCTCTCTCTTTCTTCTTGTAGAGCTTTCAGCTTTTCGAAAAGTCCACCTTTATTTTTATTCCTTTCCTTGATATTCTTATCAAGCTTTTTCAGGTATTCATATTTCTCCTTATGCCTGATTTTCATATTGAGAGTGATTAATGGTTTCACAATAACGCGTAACACTATCATACATATCAGGACAGTTGCAAAAACACCCCATAAAGGACATGTTACCCACCACCAGCTCCATTCAATTACGTGAGTTAGTTTCAGTACAAGAAATACAATAAACAATGTTGGCAAAAAATAATCTTTCATGATTCTATAATTTTAATCGTTTGTTTTATTTAGTTTTGGTTTCGGGAACCAGTTTCTTCTTTGTTTTGAGTTTTGTGTACTCGGTCATTTCTTTGTCGAAGACAGACAGAAGTTCGGGCTTCTTTTCTTCTGGGATGTAGCCAGTATCAATCAGCTGCTGAATCAGTCTATCTGTTACCTCTCTGCTCTTCCTGACAGTCTTTTGAAGGCTTGACAGCGCCACTACCGACGAGGACGGGTGCATCTGGTCTGCTCTGTATAGCTTAATCATGTTGATTCTCTATTTTTATTACATTCAGTACATTCAGATACACTCGGAGCATAGGCCCTACCACATACCGGGCATACCCATCCTTTTCGTTCCTTATCGGTGATAACTTCATACTCTTTTAATTGCAATGCAGCTAAAGCCACATTGTACAAAACAACTTTTTCGCTAGGCTGTGTAATCCCATGTATAGAACCATAAGTTGCTTGCATTTCCAAAAACTCTTCTGCTGTCATAGCCATATTATTTTACGGATACCACATTCGGATAAAATCCAGCAAAAGGCAATTCCAATCCCATGGTTCGGAACGTATAAGTGCTGTCGACCTTAATCCTACCGAGTAGTTCAGGATGGGACAAGAAACCGTTTATGCTTATTCTCATGGTCCCTCCGGATGTGAAAAGGAGATAATAAACCTTGGTAGTCGTATTACCTTCACTTGAGGTTACATTTTCTATTTTCTCAATCCGGTTCACAGTGGCCATTACTTCACGCTGGTTGGAAAATGTAACAATGCCGGCCAATAACATTAATACAACAGATACAATTGCTATAAATGGTATTTTCTTCATAATCATATTAAGTCTTATTTTTTCATTTTTATTCGTTTACATGCGTTATAGATTCCGTCATTCAAAGCTTCTTCAAAATCATCCCAGCAACCACCATCATTAGGCCCTTTAAGGTCATAATCTGTAATGAATGTTCCATTGTCAGCTTTTGACATAGACCAACAGTAACCGCAAGCGTTTCTGTATATTTCGACAGATATATTGTGTTTCTGCCGAAGATACTTTTGAGCCTCGTATAAGGTTGGGCATGAACATCTTTTTTCTGAAAGATTGAAATTTTGCTCATATTCAGATGGACAACACATAAGCCCGTTCTCTAAATATGAATATTTGCAGTTTTCATTAAACCCTATTTCTTTCAAAAGCAATCCTACATCGTGCGTTACATAATCTTCCGGTCTAAACATGGCTATTTTATTTATAAGGGTTATTATCCAAAACTAAAGCTGAAACGGCCAGTCCTTGTGCGATCAGGTTGCGGTAGTCGATGTGACACTGATGTAGCACGTGAAAGACTTGCTGGAAATGGCGAAGGCCCAATTGAGTGCTGTTATGCTTCCCTTCTTCCGGTGTAATAAATAAGCTCTGCAAGCTCATTTCGCACACCTTACATCCCCAGGCGAAGAACTCCACGCATTCTCTTTCTTCGTCGAAATTCCAGGTAGTATAAAGACCCATATACCCGTCGAAATCGAATGCTTCTGCCAGATAATTCATCGGGCAGATTTCCGAGCCGTTCACAAAGATTTCTTCTGTGATTGAAGACAGCGGATAGAGTATCGGTTTTATATCTCCCAATCTGAACCCTTTCCCTAGACATCTTTCTCCTTTTAATGTTTCGGCATTCAGGCCAATTTCGTTACCATGCTTGTCTCTTTTCTTATAAGCCCATACCTTATATCTGTCGGCTAAGTTTATAACGTCCATTTCGATCATTCCTTGTTTAGTGATAAACGCCAAGCCAAACGGTAATCTGGCTGAAATATCTTCCAGTAACAGTAGTTTTTCTTCTTCTTTCATGATATTATTCCTCTTTTTTACAAAACTCTTCAAATTCAGATAAAGCATTTTTTATGGAATCAGCTAATAATCTCAAATACGAGTCTCCACATTTTGCGGAAGAAGGCATGATAGTTTGCATCCAAATCCGGTCGCCTGTTTTTTGTGGATTAGGGTCATCCATAAAAAATGTAATTGTATGCGTTTCGTAGTTATCCATATTTATTTGGATCTCTACTGTCTTACCATGTATTTTCTGTGCTGCATAAAGTACCATCTGATTAGGAATCTTACTTTCAAGCACTCTATTGACAAGGCCGACGTATTCTAATGGACGTATGTACTGTTCCAAAAATTCGTTTTCTCTTTCGCTTCTAAGATTCGACAAGTAATCTTTATTCTGGAACTTATTACATATATTTAGTCTTCTTACCGATTCGCCGGAAAGCCTACAATAAAAGGTAGTACATACTATTCCTTTCTTGTCTAAATTGAGGTTCCAAGCAAAGTGCCTACAAGTAACACAAGCTTGAATTGGTCCCCATTCTGATTCGGATGCTTTTATTTGATCCGACATCTCACGCAGCTTTTTCTTTACTTCTTCTGAAATCATTGTCCTTCTAATTTAGTGATAACATAATCGGCTTTGTTCCATCCTGTACAAAAGGAAACGGCTGCAATCCTGGATTTTAAAACCTTTTCCGGGAACTCTTTATTCAACAGCTCTCCTTTCCTGTAGTGTGCAACGAGTGAAGTTGCATCTACGACGAAGGAACCGCTAATAGCCGGGTACTTTTTCAGGGTTTCTTCGATAAACTCTATAACGGTATATTGCCTGTCAAAATCCACATATCCTCCAACATAGGGAGAAGCATGGCTGGGAAAGACTCTAATTAGTTCAAACATTTTTCTTCTCCTTTCTTATTTATTCCAGAATTAAAATCGGACGAGACACAATGCTTATAACATTACGCTCGATGTCTTCATTACAGCAGAATTTCAGAATCCACAACGGGCCGTCTTTTACACATACACAAGTTTTCCACATTTTCCCGTTATACAGGGCCGATGGCTGAGATCCGCTGTAATCTTTCAGCTTGTCAAAAGACTTTCTCGACATAACAGCACATTCTTCATCCACCAAAATATCGCTTTCGTCAGGCTGTTCCCAGTTCCTACCAAGCGGATCAGTTATCTTTGGAATTTGAATCAGCTTACTCATGGTCATTCCCCTCTTCCATTTTATGTCCAGGGCATCCACCTCCGTAATAATCAAAATCCGGACAGTCGGCACTATCCCCTAATGGCATACACTTATAACCTTTTTCAATGCAATCGTTTATGAATTGTCTGGCTTCAGCATCATTCAGTTCTTTCCCTTCCACGGTTAAAAGTCCATCCATACTTTTCTTTTCATAGAGTTTTAAGATTCCTTTCAGGTTCCAGCTCATGTGCTTAATTATTATCATACTTCTTTATCTTTATTGGTATTGGTTTATCTCTCACTTTTCCTGTCAGTCCGGCTCATCATATCTGAACTTGTCTGTTGCTTCCACCAGTCTAAATCGTTCGTTGTCGTATGAAGTGCAACAGTATTCGGGAAACCAATCGGGTCCATCTTCTCCCCAGTAATACCCCATGGATTCGGTAACATTCTTGCTATCCGTTTCTACAGTAATACATATATCTCTGTTCACTATCCCGCTCAGATATTCAATGGCATACCAAGGTTCCTCCCAAAACCAGCAAAAACCTATGGATGTTGATTTGCTAAACTTACTATGGTCTTTTTCATTCACCAGCAACTCTCCACGCATATACCTGTCGAACTCCTCTTGTGAGCAAAATCTGTGTAATATCATAACTTGTTTGTTTAAGCGTTATTTATTTTCCATGCAGTTCCGAAAAGCTTTTCCATCCAAGCTCCGTAAATTTTGTAGAATATACTTCTCCACGAGGCATTATCGGATTCCAGTTCACATCACAGAATAGCCGGTAGTGGAATACTCCAGCTCGCTTCCCATCTTCTGAATATGGAGGCTCGCACCACAGCATACGCTTGTTATATCCGAATATCCTGTCAAGAATATATTCCGCTTTCTTCCTGTTCCATCCCCCAGGAAATGAGATTGACAGGTGATAGCATCTTTCGTAATCCGGATTTTTCCACCATCCGCAGGTATGGGCTCCTTCATCACGTGTAAATATGATTATGCAATCGTATCGTTCCAAAAACCATCGGCACTTATCAAGGTAATCCATTGTGGCCGAAGTGCCTCCAAAAATCCCATTCTTAGCTGTTTTCACAATACGCTGGAATGTTTCTGTATCGCTTGCGTTATAAAGTATTCGTCTCATCTCACTTTATTCAATTTCTTCACTTCCTTCACCATCAGCAATGCTTCTCCCAGAGTCTTTCCAGATTTCACAATTTCAAAGGTTTTCTTTCTGCCTAATGCCTTGTAAACAGGAGTCCAGTCAGTCTGTACCAGGTCGGCCGGTTCGCCGGGTGGTATGGCTTTCCCATCCTTTACGTAATACGGACTACTCGGATCACTCAGTTCATACAGGGTTATTCCATCCTTGTTTACAATGTCGTATTGTTTCTTCATGAATATAACTCCGCCATAATATCGGGCAACAGAAAGGTGTGTGTTCATCCAATAGGATTCTTCCATGATTACAGGTGTTCCCATTATTGATACTCCTCCTTTCCTAACCTCTTACTCTCCTCTTTCAAAGCCTGAAGCTTCGCAAAAAGTCCGTTTGTTTTAGTTTTCTTTTCTTTGGATGTAATTTTCTTGTACGCCATACCGATGGCAATCATTGAAATACCCGTTTTTATCTGCTGGATGTCGCCATCCATGGTTTCTAAATCTTGAAGCGTATCTTCATTGATAACCACATTGTCGAGCTCATTCATAGCTTCTTCAGCGTCCTTCATACTGATTCCTGAAACAAGCATCACAGCTTTGATAAAATCCTTTTCTACTTCAAAAGTGATACTCACTTTTTCATTCTGATTGTTTCCCATATCTCCCACTATTTTAAATTCCTTCATAAATCGGCATCGGAACAGAAGTGTCCACAAACAAATGCCCTACAAACGAACCGTTGAAAAGTATAAACGTACCTATATACACCATATAAGGGTCGAGATTTAATTCTTCACCGGTCATTACCATACGGAACTTTACTCCCCGCTGTGGCTTTGATTCATCTTCCAATGCCCAGATATATGCTTTCTCGTTTACCACATCAAGTTTCAGCAGCTTGCTTCCCTCGTGAAGCGGGAGCGTAAACTCTGACGCTGCCGGGATTTCATGTTTTAAAATTCTTGCCATATTCTTTTCTTTTTAAGGTTATTAATCATCTTCAAAGCGCTTCTTTTCCTCCCACTCTTCGTCGGTTTCCGGGCAGGAAAGTATCTCCTTGGAGTCTTTGGGTTCCTCACCCAGCTTGTAGAAAAAGCACACACGGGTAAATTTACGGGTGCGTTCCTCACGACGGATCGTGTCGTTCATAAACTCCTGCTCCCAGGCGTAGTGACGGGGATATTTGGAGCCTTTGTCCGAGCGGTAGACGATGGAAGGGTTCATGGTGTACTGCATATTGAAGCAGTAAGCCTGCATCTTTTCTATCATTTCGTTCTTCACGGATTTCACGCTCTGCAATGTCACCGCGTCGCCCCGGTGTTCCAGGTAGCTGATGGCCATTTCACTGATAGATACCGGACGGCACCAGTGCCACTGGTTCGCAAAGAAATGATTGGCCCAGTCAATGAATACCTGGTCCTTGATGGCGGAGTAAAGGATTCGCATCTGTCCGTCCTGCGACATGGGCGGTATCAGACTTTCCTGCAGGCCGAGGTAAAACTGACAGCTTTGCAGCATCATGTACACCGCTTCGTCACGTTCTTCTTCGGTGGCTTCCAGAAAGATGTCTTTCCCGAACTTAGTCTGCGGCGTGCGTTTCTTGAACTGGCCGGCGTAGTCCTCGTCGTGGTAGTAATCGCTCTGCATGGCCAGGAAGATACGGCGCGAGGTGCTTCCTTCGGTCATGTCGAACGGCATCTTGTTCATGGTAATGAATATCTTCGGGGTTGCCTCGCGCGGCAGTGTCATTTCATCGTGATACAGGGTCTTTACCGTAATGTTGTCCGTAATGTTGTAGAACTCGCTTCCCATCATGTCGGGGCGAAGGTCGTCTATCAGACACATGCTGTCTACGGTATAATGGAACTTGTCGAAGTTCTTGGCCATATTCTCTTTCTTCTTCAAGGTCTGACCGGGGATGTAGCACACCTTCCGCACCAGTTCGAAGAAAGAACGGAAGAAACTTTTTCCGGTACCTCCGCTGTTCTTTCCTTCGTCGGCCACGGTGTAATCCGTCACGACTCCCATCTTCTGCATGATGCCTGTACGATAGCGCGAAAGCATGTAGCCCATGAGCGCTACCTTGCAAATGAAGTGCATGTCCTGTCGCTGCTTTTCCAACTCGGTAAGCGGATAGCCTTCGGCTTCCTTTCGCCAGTGTATACGGCTGGTGTCATACAGCCACTGCACGCAGACAGGCATCTGGTCAATGTCTTTCGGCATTCTCAGCAGGAAACGGTACAGACGCTGGTAGGCGATGAACTCTGCATCCTCACGGCGGCGCTCGTTCTCGTTCATCCGTTTGTCGGCCATTCGCTGATCGTTCAGCTCCTTACGTGCGGCATATTCCGGATTCTCCTCGATGGTGAACAGCGGGGACTTGAGCGGATGGTAATCGGCGTCAATAATCGCCTTCCGGTTGACATGGAAAGGAAGGTCCACGTAGTCCACCGGCTCAATGCTGTCGGTCGTCACCTTCACGGCGCAGTTGCGGAAGAAGAAATAATCGAAATCCTTCCCCCACGACATGAAGTTCAGGTCTACTTTCTTGATTCCGGACATGGTGTCGCGTCCGATTTTCTTCTGGGTACTGATGGCGTTGCTCAGTTCCTCGGAGTAATACTGTGAGTTGTATATCAGGAAGTCTTTCATGATTTCCTTGGCTTCGCTCAGTGCCTGGCTCTCTTCCACCACATCGACAATGTTGTTGCTGATGTGCACAAACTTGGTGGTATCCGCTTCGTCGGTGTATTTGTAGAATCCGTTGGCCGAAAGGAACTGGGCCATATTGTCGAAGTTCAGGGTGTATTTTCGTACCACCACCTTACTTTCGTCTTCCTGCTTTTTGGTCTGGTATTGCACATCCCAGAAGCGCATCCGTCGGGCGGTCTTGAGCAGGTCGTCAAAGTAGCGGTTTACGTTGGTGTGCATGAGCTTTTCATTGCGGCGCATCACTGCCGGGTAGAAGTTGAAGAACTCTTCGGCATCCTTGCACGTTTTCCCGCTGCGGGGATTGTACTGGGTGGAGAGGTCTTCGGGCAGATATAGCACTTTCAGTTCCACGTGTTTCAGGGCCAGCCGGTTCATGGCGCGTATGCCGGTGCGGTCGATATCATACAGCACAAACACTTCCATGGAGATGTCCAGCAGGCGACGGATGGTTTCCGACGAAATCTCCACACTCTCGGAGTGGGGAAACACCACATGAGCGTCGCTATGGAAGTACACATTGATGGCATCGCGCGGTCCGGAACAGATCACAATCCGGCGGAACACGTCGGCAAAAGCACGGGTACGCCGTCCCTGCTCGTCCACCCGGGTTTTCTCTATATTGATAATGGGATGCCCTTCCTTGTCGGAGGTTTCCACACGTCCGGTCTGCAGGGCACGCATCACGTCAGCGTCGCCGTAGATTTCCTTGTAGAATCCTTCCGGACGGCTTCCTCCCTGGTACCACCAGGTAAACTTGTAGTTGGGCTGGCGGCGGCCGTCCGCATCGGTTGTCTCGCGGAAATAGGGCTCATATTTCCGTGCCCACCAGCCGTTCTCGTCTTCGTAGCGGAAAAGGAATACCGGGTAAGAAGGTGTGGACTTCACTTCGTAGCTGGTCAGAACGCCGTCGGCATCGGCCTTCTCGGGTGTGACATAGCTTTCCAGCGGATAGAGGTTGAACATGGTGCGGAGCTGGGTGCTGTCGAAGGGAGCGGGTGTGTTTCCCCGGTAGAAATCGGGATTGAACGAACAGCGCAACAGGTTGTTTCCGTCGGCATCGGTCACGGCTGTCTGCTCGGGGCCTTCGCTTGTGTTTTTCCCGGCGCGGAACACGGGGAGCACCTGGCAGCCCAGCGCACGGAGCTCAGCGGGTGTAAACTCGCCCTTACGGATGCGGAAATCCACTTCCGGCTGCGGGGCGGTCTTGCGTGCCAGGTGGAGGAATCCGTTCTTGTAATCTCCTTCAATAATCAGGTTGAAGTCTTTGGCCAGCCGGTTCACCGCGTCCGGAAAGTCGTGTTTCTCTCCTGCGCGTTCCAGAAGGCGCTGCTGCAGCATGATGGCCCCTACCCCTTTGCTCCGGTTCTGCTCGCCGCATACGAAGCAATTGAAGGCGGCATAGCGTTCGCCCTTTGGGGGGAACTTGCTCACACAGAAACTTCCGTTCTTCTCGTCGTGAAACGGGCAGCGGTAGAATACGCTGCGTGCGGTCTGCGATGCGGGAAGGTATCCGTTGTTGCGCATCACGTCGGGAAGCGGGAGCGCATTGAGTTTATCAACTGTCTTGTCAGAAATCATTTCAGGGAATTTTAAAAGAGGAATGTCACCTCGTAGTTCATGCTTTCCATTTTTGCTTGTATCATTTCTTTCAGGCTATCTGGCAGGCACATCATAGGGTCTGGCTCATGCAGGTAAATCGTATTTTCCTGCACGCTTCCTGTGGAAGAATATCCGTCGTACACCAGCTCGTTCATAAGCTTCTGCATGCACGACTTCGACAGGTTGCCGCAAGCTATGCTCACGCTACCTTCCGGATAGCCTATCGCTATTTCCGTGTGACGCACATGGAAACGCTGTTCATATACCGCTCTGCTTCGTTTCATACCAGCCGCTTTCCTTTTAGTGTCAACATAAGCTCAGGACGTGTAGCCACACCCAACTTCGCAAAAATACGTTTCCGCATGTTGTCTATATTGGAATAGCTGCATCCCATTTCGTCGGCAATCTCTTCGTAGGTGAGCGAAGTATTTACCAGCATGTTCGCCACAGCAGCCTGAGTGGGAGTCAGTCCGCACTCGTACACCGGATTGCAGCACACCTCCTTTTTATCCTTGAAGGCGGGGTTGAATCCGTTGAACGGACAGTTATATCGCATAGGGCAGTGCGTGTTCTCGGTATTGAAGTCTTCCGGACCTTCATGGTCGGGAATATCGTCCTCGCGTCCGAAACAACAGTTCAGGCTTACCAGCGCAAGCTCTGACAGATAGCGGCTGCGAAGGTTCCGTATGGTCTTATAAGAACGTCCAAGTCGCATCTGCAGAAGCTGGTCGGCTGCCACCAGGTGTGAGGGATAGTTTTTCTTCATCTCGTCGAGGTATTCCTCTACGAAGTCAATTCCCGTCTTTCCGTCGTTCTTTACCGTGATTTCCTCTCCGTCTTCAAAAACAATTCTTGAGAATCCGTCCTGAATGCGTGTGTGCGCTTCCCATTGTCTTTCCAGCATGTATCCCATCACATTTCCTCCATTTGTTTCTTGTACTCCTTATAAATAGATTCCAGCCCGCGAAGCTCTACTTCCGTGAAATCGAAGTTACGGAAATGCGCACGCAGCGCATGTTCGCCCATACCTCGTTCTTTCATGAACTCGATAAATTCTCCCTTCTTTCTCACACCGGAAAAGAAGTCTTTCAGTTCCCCTTCGTAGTCAGGATCAAAATCTCTCAGGCATTTTTCCACGCCTTCCGCCTCCCACCGGCGCACGCGGTTCAACCTGATCTTCTGGTACGCCGTGCTCATGCTCATTCCGTAATGTTCCACCAGGTAGCGGCTAAATCCCAGCCGCATGGGGCTCAACTTTTTTTCGGATAATGCTTCAATGATGCTCATTTTCATACTTCTGATATATATTGTCGTTTCTCGCTTTTGCGGTTTCGGTCGTTTTTTGTTATTTTTACCTACAAAGTAACAATTTTAATTTGACAATCGCATTATAATTGTTACGGAAATAACAATTTTAAACTGATTTTTTTATGTACTATTTCAATTCTTTCCTGTTCAATAATCTTCCCAAGCTCTTCGGTCTGAGCGAAAAAGGCGTGTCGGAGAAGGTGTACGGAAAATCATACATGTATAAAAGAAAGGTTGATAATCAAGACAATATACTCGTGCATGACATCGTAATGGTGTGCAACACATTCCACATAAGCCTGTCAAACTTCATTATGTCGGCTCCTCCTGAAAATTTACTCGGTAATCGCTTCAAATATGTCATACCTGATGAAGATTTTAAAGAGGTGAGATTCATACCCGAAAACTTGCGCTGGCTCTACGGTCCGCAGGGACTTACCAAAATTCCTTCGCTTGCTGAATTTTCGCGTCAGAGCGGAATATCAGTCACCAGTATCGTAAGGTGGCAGAATCCGAAGATAGGAGGGTGTACGGTTAACTGGCTTATCGGAATATGCAACCGTTTCGGAATCGACATAGACGTGTTCATGGAAGACGAGAATGAGAAGCTTGAAAAGTACGCGGCCACCGAGACGGAAATATCGCCGCGCGTGTGGCAGGAAATTTCGGAACTCAAAGAGGCTATAAGGCAATACCGGCAGGAACGAATATCACTTCTGGATGAAAACCGCAAGCTGAAAGCAAGAATCAAGGAAACGGAGCTTGTGGCAGAAGAAAGCACCGAATATACCTACGCAGACAGGAAAGTCAGGGAATGGAAGGCTAACTGGGGACTGCTGGAGAACTTTCATATCGTCGTGGGAGTGTCCAGACGAAAAGTGATTCAGGATGCCGGCATGCAGAATTTCAGCGAACTGTTCATCGAAGGAAACATGCTGATTACCTCGCTGGTGAAACTTTGCAACAAATACCATATCAGCACAAGACACATATTCTATCGGGATAACGGCATTGTTCCGGAAGTAAATGTGTACGACTATTACCGGTCGGACAACTGGAAGACGGTAGTTTTCCATCCGGAATATGTGAATGATTTTTTCGGGAAGGAGAGCGTGACGGGTATAAACCGCTCGGAACTGCTTGAACGTATGAATATTAGCGAATGGAAACTTCGTGCATGGCGAAAAGAAAACAGCACCATGCGAATAAAAGACATGCTGGAGATATGCAACCGGTTGGAAGTAACACCTTACTATCTTATTTCGGATCAGAATCGCATGGATATTTCATTTGGTGTAACCAGTGCGGAAATCCTGCTGGAAGAGAACCGTATGCTCCGCCAGCAGGTTATCCGGTTGAAAGAAAAACTACAGAAGAAAAACGGAGAAGGATTCCTTCCGTTAGACGAATGAGTTCATAGTACTTCCTGAGAATCCATACCGCACACTGAAATTCACGGAAATAAGACCTGGTTTAGCGCGGTCATAAAGTTTGTTCGTCTCTTCTGGTATGATGGCGACGGGTATGTATGTGCCGTTATCGTACATCCATGCCTTTCGCGTCACCACAAATTCCGTGAGCCACCATTCGGCCCACTCTCTGTTTACAAATCCGCTGCTCATGGAAAAAGTTCCTGAAGGCGTCTGTGCATAGCTGGCAGTGCGCGTGGTAGCACGGTAGGAAATGTCAGCAGGAAGCGTGTAAAGCTCACTCTGTATGTCATATTCCAGCGCATCTCTTGTAAAAGCGACTACGCTTTCCATCAGCCCGAATCCGTTAAGGAATATGAAGTGACGCATGAGCGGGTTTGTCTTTACCGCATAGCGCTTCTTCCCGGTTTCAAATCCGGTGTTCACTGTAAGCTCACCTTCTTTCAGGAGTAACGTACTTATGACAAGCGAATCGGGAACCAGCGCACCACGGGTATAATCGGAATATTCTTTCGATTCTTCTCCCTGCACTACGCTGTAGGTAATGGTATCCGATCGGGTACTTACCGCAGGAATACACAGTATCCATCCCAATGGAACAATATCTCCCTCCGGTTTACGGCTCAAGATACGTCCCTCACCTAAAATCTCTGTGGTATCTACATTGGATGTAGTAAGGCGTTCAAACTCCGTGAGCCTTCCGGGTATGGCATTGTACTGCTCAGAAGTGGTTTCACCTTCTTCTATCTCTACCATCCCGTCAAGATACGATTCCTTGTAGGTAATGGTGTATCGTGCAGCATATATCATCTGTGAAAGGGTCTGCGTTCCGTTCACATCAAACGTCATCTTTCGTGACAGCGCAGTTTTTATGGTTTCTCCAATATTGAAAACGGCTATCCCGTCAGATCCTACCTCAAATGAGTAACTTTCTGAATAAGGGAACTCTTCAGATCCGGCAAATGCGGTGGCATTGACCGTAATCTTTATGCGGAGAAAAGTTTTTCCGCTCAGCGTGGTTTTTGCCTTAACCACTATGGGGTCGCCTGCAAATGCTATCTGTGGCGGCTGCTGTAATACCTGTATTGCCATGTTTTATTTCTTCATTAAATGGTATATAGTTCGATTGTCACCTCCGTAATCCCGCTACGGTCAATGCTGTAGGATAACTTATTGATGAATCCCACATAGTTACCTATCTGGTAGCGCTTGAGCATATCCAGTCCTGCAATCTGCGATATGGTCATTCTTACTGTCAGTATCACGGTCTTCCGGTTGTAAAGGAAGTAAAGATACTCCGAAAGGAATTTTGACACCAGCCCACGGTCCTGGTATGCCTGAGAAGCGGGATACTTGTCTTTCCCGGCCACCAGCTTGAGCGAGAATCGTCCGGACTGGTCTACTCCACCCTGCTCAGTGCCGTTGTAATCAAAGAACCGTCCAAAGTTATCGCAGCTGTCGGCTGTAAAAGCACTGTTGGCTACCGTCTGCACCCACGAATCGTTCCCCTCGCCGTCGTAGTTTTCGGTGTAGTCTATCCCTGATTCGCTACCGGGTCCTCGCATGATTCCAAGACAATAGCCGGCATCGTAAGTACGCATAGGTGATTCTTCTGCCGATTCTGTGTCATAGTTTTCATCAGAAAGATAACTCAGCGTTATCTCATGCTTGTATCGAAGCATTTTTGAATAATCCAAGAATCCTGTTATAAATGGTATAAGGCTTTTTTCTACCTTTCTTTCCGACAAAAGTTCCTGATCGGCAAATACTGCGAGAATCTGTTCGCCCTGTTTGCCTGAAAATGCTTCCTCAACAACAGTTGATCCGTTAACGTCATTAATCATTACAGGAGAAAAATTAATGGATATTTCATCCTCATCTTCTTCTGTTGAAGTCCCACCAATTAAATAATCCCTAAATCCTCCGACTTCAAACAAAGAAGGATTACCACCCGTATTCTTATCTACTTTAATGCGATATGAGTTTCCAGTAAGTTTATCCTGATAGCATGTGGTGTCATTGGAAGCCTGACCCTGTTGAAGAATTTCCAAATAATTATTCTTTTCCTTCACATTAGAATAATTATCGTAATTGAATGTGGTATCATCTTCCTGCCCGTATGTAAAACGTATGGTCTTTTCTTTTGATTTTTTCAACTGCATTCCCACTATTTCCACATCAAGAATGGATATTTCATTCGATTTCAAAATATCTTTTATATATATGACATCCATCGTATTTTTTGCACTGTCGTACAAGAATCTCACACCAAAAGCGTTCTGAAGATCATCTATCAAATCTTCCATTGATACATCAGGAATATTCTCATTTGTAGCATATACGTTTCTTGCTTTGTAAGAGAAATTCTGAGTTAGGAATGTCGCAATTGTTCTGTATGAATTAAGGCCTGGAATTTTCTGATACTTTAAATCATAGTGAAGGGAGAATGAAGAGCCCATAAAGTTATTCATCATAATATCATTCCAAGAAACAGAAAACTCCTCACCTTTTGCTTCTGTATGACACTGAGTGCTAAAAAAGGCAAGTCTGCACATATCTTCCATGGTAGATAAATCATTCTTTTGAACTGCAATATTCAGATACTTGAAAAAGCAGTCAAGAATATACATTACATAAAAGCATACTCCACTGTAAGGCCTTCTCGGCTCTAAAATATTATAATTGCCTGCGTCGTTTGGAGTACAAACACGCGCATTGCAGTAGGGTTTTATTGGATACGGGTCTGATTCATTGCTTTCCGTATAATTCATAATCCCATCTCCTAGGTATATAGTTATAAACATATTATTGTTCTGATTCTGATACGTTACACCAGCAGACTCTACCCTATACCCCAGTTTTATCTCCCTGTCGAGCGGAATATCCCTTGCATTCATTCCCTCTATACGGTCCATGAAATCACTGTTACCGGAAATGAATGTGACCGGAAGTGTATCTTCAAACTCCACTTCATCGTCTGTTTCTATCACGCCACGGTATATCATTATGCCGTCCACCCAAAGCTCTGCGGGCATACGGTCAATGTCCTTCAGGTCAATGTCTCCCCACGGATCGGCAATGTTCTTGAAAATTTCGCGGTTGGGTTCCAGCGGAATTTCGAAAGGGAACGAGAATGTTCCCTGGTCATTGAAAAGCGGGTTCGACTGCTCCAGTGTAATGGAAAAATCTTCCGACAGCTTTACCCACTGGCTGTTAATCTTTATCTGTAGTCCTTTCATCGTGTCATTATTTTATCAGTCCGCGTTTGGTCATGAAATTGCTGGCTTTGTTCAACTGGTTTACCGCGCCCTTGCTCCCGTATGGGTCTACGGCGGCGCGAATCGGCTTGCTCAGACGCTCGTTCAGTGTGGAAAGCGCTTCGGCCACACTCCCGAGCATTTGTGTCATCTGCTCGTTCTGCATGGTCATATCCGTAGCTCCGGATGCAACCTGTGTAATCTGCGCCGGCATAGAAGGGTAGTTCCCGCTGGCAAATGTAGGCATGGCGGCCGATTTGAGCTGCCCGTGCCGCGCAATGGTGAGGATGCTTTCGTAGATGTGGGGATAGTTCAGAATAAGTTTCTGTGTCGTATCGCCGTCCACAATCATTTCAGGCTTCTTTTCAGAGAAAATACCGAAATGCGCACCTCCGCCGTACACTCCCGTTTTAAGCTCCTTCTGGTAGCGTGCGTTGTATATCTGTCCGTCGTTTCCAAGTACCGGATAGTCACCCTCTGCGTAGGTAAGCATTCCGGCTGCTACACGGCCCTTGCTGCTGCTTACTCCGGTGGCTTCTGCTATCTCCTGCTTTGCCTTGTTTAGCTTACCCATGGCAAGGCCCATCAGGGCGGAAAGCGCCGCACTGATAACTGCAATCAATGGGATACCCCTCCATCCTAACTGTCCAATAGTTTCTGCTGATCCGGAAGCTATCCCGGCAGAAATATCAGCCGTAGTCTTTGCTCCCTGAACTGTCAAGTCTGTCACAGCCTTCGTTCCGTGAAGAGCTGTGATTGTAGCACTTGTAGCCGCTTCCTGTGTTACTTCCTGGTCTCCAAGAGTCTTCTTCATCAACAACTCGGTTATTTTTTGCATAATCAAGTCTTTGGTGAGTTTCATCGCTGTTTGGAGCAACATTTTTGCAGCTTGCTTACGGTCGTCCACTTCGGCAAATGCAGCTTCTCCCATCTGTTCGCTAAAATCTACTACTGCATCGGTGTAGTTCTTTAGCGTGCTTAGTTTGCTCTCCGTGATTTCAAGTTCTTTTGACGCCTGTTCTTCTCTTGCTGCATTTAGTTCATCGAGTGCTTCCTTTTCGGCCATTCGGTAAGACTCCTCTGCCTCCTGCTGGGTAGCACCGGAAGCAATAGCCTGCTGTATCAGTTCTTCTTTACGGGCATAGAACTCTTCATAATACTGGCGGGCAGCTTCCAGGCGTATTCGCAAGGCTTCGAGCTCTGCATTATCCGTTTCGGAAGTACCAAGGAAGGAACTTTGTGTGGATGCCAGTCCAAGATTACCTGCAGCACCCATAAGTTCAGTTCGTTCGTCCGTACCTTTTATACGGTCTTCCCAAAGTTTCTGGTTCCCGCTGGTTTCCCACTGCACGTCTATCATTTCCTTGATGTCCTTTGCATACTTCTCGGCAGCGGCCTTGGAATCCTGATAGAAATCACGCAGCTTTTTCAGCATGAGCGACATCTGCTCCGGACTCATGCTTTCGGCCCATACCGCGTCAATGTTGCTAAGATAAGTCCGCAACTGGTCTTCGTTCAGGCTGTAAGCATCTTCCGACAGAGAAACAAGTGCATTAATTCTTTCCTTCACTGCACTCTCGTCAATCACTCCGCTAAATCCTAAACTCATACGGAACTCTTTCTCCGCATCGGTATTCAGCAGACGAAGCTTGTCAAGCGACTCCTCAAACTGGTTGACAAGGCTTTCAAACGGGTTGTATTTTAGCAGCTCCTTCTCGATAGTCTGACGGTATTTCACTGCCATGTTCTGTACTTCGAGAAGGTCTTTTTCAAGATTCTTACGTAAGCCGTCGGTCTGACGTTCGCCCAGCTTCTTAATCAATGCAGCAGTAGATTCCAGGTTCTTACCTTCCATCCCGTATAAATTCTGATTGAAGGTGTTCTCCTCACCCAACAGCTTTTTACGAAGCTCCACACGTGCCAGCAGATGCTCTTCCTCGGTCGCGTCAATCTGACGGTTCATCTCCTCAGTAGTTATCTGTTCTTCGAGATATGCCTGACGGATAGCCTGCTGACGGCGGAGGAAATAAGCTTCGAGCGCAGACATAGCCGCACTGATTTCATCATTCATTTCCTTCTGCTCACCACGTGTGCCTGACTTACGTACTTTTAGCCAGTTACCGCTTGTGTCGCGTCCCCATTTCTCAGCCAGCACCTTGGCCACATCCTGCTCCATCTTTTTCAGCGCCTCGTATTCTTCCTTGGCCGACTTGAATCCACGGGCAGCGAAGGTGTCTGCATAGTCCTTGTCCTCATTAATGCTCTTCATCATGGCCTCCAGCTTTTTGTAGGTAGCTACCAGCTTGTCTACTCCGGCTGTTTCCAGCGACACACCCTGTCCCCAGACAGATTCCAGTCCGATGGCCTTGATCCGTTTTTCCACCTGACTGATGTTGTTCTGGTAAACTCCAAGCTGACGGTTCTTTTCAGCAAGTTCGGCTGTTTCTGCCTTGGTGAGCTTCTCTCCTTTCTCACGCTTCGCGTTCAATTCGTCCACATCTTCACGAAGACGCTGTACGTAAGTAGTGGCCTGCTGCAGATAGGTATTCAGTTCAGGCAGGTCGGACGAAGAAAGAATGCCCTGGTTGGACTTACGGAGGTCTTGCAACATAAGCTCTTCGGTCTTGCTCTCGGCAGCACGCTGCGTACTTTCAAGGAAAGTCTGAGTCTGTCCGGCTTCCTTCCGGATGTTTTTCAGGATGTTCATCAGTTTTAAAGCGTCGGAACTGAATGGGAGCTGCTTTATGTTCTTGTCATATTTCTCCATAAAGCCATCCAGCGCGTCGTACAGATTACCTCCTTCCTCCACTACCTTATTCATCCCGTCCATGATACGGGCCATGGCATCGCCGGCGTTGGTCTCTCCGACGTTTTCCATTTTGTTCAGCGAAGCAATAATCTTCGACTGTAGTTCCTGAATCTGGTCGGTGTATTTGTCGGCAATGTTTTCCATCATCTTGTCGCGCATCTTCAGCGCCAGCGTTTCACGAAGGCGGGCATTAATCAGGCTGTAAATGTATTCCTGCTTCTCGGCATAGTTGTTTTCAGTGACCATAAATCCCAGATAGGCCCCATACTTGTCATTCAGCTGCTTAATCAGTGCCGCACGCTCTCCGTTCGATACATTTGCCTTGTCAATCGCATATTTCAGGTTGGAAAGTTCAAATGTTTCCTTCTGTATGGCTGCTTCAAATTCCGACTGTGCCTTTGTTGCTTCGTCTACTGATTTCTTGAAATAAGTAACGGCAGAGGTCAGCGCAGTAAATCCTAATACAACCCATCCTAATGGATTTGACATCATAGCCTTTGAAAGCGACTGCCAGGCTATTTTGAATATGTTCACAGAGGCTGTGCCACTTTTCACCATCTTCGTAAACAGCACAATGTTTGCACTCGCTTTCTGCACAGCAGAAGACGTGGCAATCATCACTCCTACCAGCACCTGAAGAGCTACTGCGGTCAGACGGATTGAAGTCTCTCCGCGTTCAAACCGGTTGGGAATGCTCGAAATATAGCGAAGCACATCAGTTAGCCATTCCACAAATCCGCTGTTGATAAACGATTCCTTGATGGCGTTCCCCATACGCTGCATGATGGCCATTGCGTTTTCGTTCTTGATGTTGTATTCATCCGTCACGCTGGTAGCCTCCTTAAACGCACGGGAAGAAGTGAATACCTGCGCCTTCAGCTCGTCTACGCCGGAAGAAAGGGTAACGAGCACCTGCTTGATACGCTCGCCATCGCTACCGAGGTCTTTCATAATCGGAGCCAGCACATCCAGTCCGCCCATAGCATTCATTTTCTCGAATACAGCGATTACGGCCTGAATGGTTTTACCCTGTTCAATCAGGTTTTTCAAGTAATCATCGCTCAGTCCCACAGCCTGAGCCACCTCGGTGGTGTTACTGGTAAGTGTAGAGATAAAGGTGTTCAAAGCCGTACCACCCATTTCGGCGTGCTGACCAAGCGCGTCGAGTGTGCCGGCCAGCGCAATCAGGTCGGACATAGAAAGTCCTGCCGCTTCTCCGATAGCTCCGATACGGTTTACTACATCGACAATCGGACCGGCAGAAGCACGGCTGGTCTGAGATATTTCGTTGATAGCAGAACCGGTGGCGAGCAAGGCTTTTTCCACTCCGAGCTTCTGTGTCTCTCCCAGAATGGCATTCACCTTCATCAGCTGACGTACCGCTTCAGCTCCTCCTAAATCTTCTCCCAATGCTACGAGCAACTGATTACCTGCCTTCACGAATCCTAACACATCTTCTTTGGCAGAAATTCCTAACTTACCGGCTTCGTATGCCAGGTCGTGAAGTTCCTGCTGTGCGGTACGGGTGTCGATACTGTCAATTTCACGGCTCAGCTCGGCTACTGACTCAGTGGAAAGCCCGGTGGTCTTCTCGATGTCGGCCAGACTGTCGCTCAACTGCAAGTTAGCCTGATACACCTGCTTGATACGTCCTACCACCTCATTGAATCCGGCATATACCAGCACATAACTTGTCAAACGCTTGATGGTAGCTACAATCTGGTTATCGTGTTCCTGCCAGCTTCGCTTCACTTCATTAATCTGCTCGTTTACCCGACGCAGATTCATTGAAGTTTCGACATACTTCTTTGCGTCACGTCCGGTTTTCGAAAGTTCTTCCTGAAGCTGTGCAGCGGCCTTTTGTAAATCTTCAAGAGAAGCCGTTTTCAGAGAAAGAAGGACTTTATCAAGTTCCTTTGCGCTTAACACAGAATTTTTCTGTTTTTTCTCAATCGTGCTCAGCGCATCTTCAATTTTTTTCAAGCCTTTTGTATTGCTTACTTCAAGCTTCTTTTTATACTCTTCTAGCGATTTTTTCAGCTTCTCAAGGTCTTCGTAGGTTCCGTCGAACGTACCTTGACCAACCGTTTCAGCTTTATCAAGCGCATCTTTCAGTGAAGTAAATTCGGCAGATGATTGTTTCAGTTTCTCGTTAAGTGAATTGATGGCCGACTCTACCTCCTTTACTCCCTCTGTGTCGCTTGTCTTTAGCTGCTGCTTGTATTGTTCAAGCAACTTGATGGCTTCTTTTGTCTGTGATATTGTGCCATCGAATGTGCCGGTCTGGACTTGTCCTAGTGTAGTTTGAGCACGATTGGAAATTCGGTTCTGCTCTTCCTTGATAACCGCTTCTAAATTTTGCTGGTATTGCTGTAGTTTCTGTGAAGAAAGTTCTGCCCCATCCACCTGCTCCTGCCAGAACTTTTTCAGTTCAGTCAGTGAGGATGTGCTGGCATTCCCAATATTCTTCATGCGCTCTGCAATAGCCGCATTTTTACTTGTATTCTCAAAATCAGAAAGATACTTCTTAGCTCGTTCAATGTATTGATTATATATATCCCACTGCTTTGAACCAAGTTCTGTTGCATCACGAAGTTGGGTTGTTGCCTTAATTGCATCCTGAATCTCAGTAAGGCTACTTCCACTTAAATTACTGAATACACTGACTGCACTTTTAGCCGAGCGTTTCTTCTCTTCATCCAAAACCTGTTTAAGCTTTGATTCGTATTCAGCAAGTTCCTGACTTCCACGCTGCGCACTGTTTACCTGCTCCTGCCAGTATTTTTTCAATTCGGCCAGGGATGATTCACTGGCTTTCCCCAATTCTTTCATCCTATCGGACATGGCAATCTGCTTTGTCAGGTTGTTGTAATCCGACAAATATTTCTGGGCACGCTGTATTTCATCATTGTAAATCTCCCACTCCTGTCCACCAAGCTTCTGAGCGTCGCGAAGCTTTGTTGTCACATTAATGGCTTCCTGGATTTCCGCGACACTGCTGCCATCCAGATTACCCATTACACGACCAGCCTTTGAACTGATACGACGTTGTTCCTCGTCCTCCACCTTTTTCAGCTGTTCACGGTAAGTCTGAATCTCTTTTGTATTTTTCTGAGTGGTAGAAATAAGTTCCTGTAAGCGCTGTTTGGCCATGCCAAGCGACTTGTCGCTCACATTGCCTATGTCGCCTATTATGTCGGAAAACTCTACAAGGTTCCCTTTCCGGCGCTGTGCTTCATCGGCTATCTGTTTGATGTAATCGCGAACTGTATTAAGCGTTTGAAGGTCTTTCGGGTTTACCCCAAGCAACATCTGTTTCAAGCCCTTCTGAGCGTTATTTAGATTACGTAGAGTCTGTCCGGAAATATCTGTAAGGTATTTCTGCACAGTATTAATATTCCGTTCAGATTCAGTTATTGACTTCTGAAGTTGTTTTTGCTGCTTTAAAGCATCTTCATATATCTTTTTATTCTTGTCGTAAGCAACCGTATCCACAGTAGCCTGCATGTTTTTCTGGGCTTCCTGTGCCTGTTTACCAAGCTTCTTCCATTCTTCACGCATCTGTTCAACCTGCTTACGAGCCTGTTCCGCTCCGCCTATAAGCACGTCGATTCTAGCCAGTCTGGTACCTAAACTATTTGCCATGTCTTTGTGTTTGTTTTCCTCAAAGTTAGGCACCCGGAATGTGGAAATGAAGGACAAAAAAACGGTTTCCGTTAGTTCAACGGACACCGTTTTAAAACTATTCGCCAGCAACCTCTAAAGTGGTTTGCGGCAAACCTCTCGAGCGATATGCAGCAAACCACTTGAGAGGTTTGCTGCATTTGTTTTGACAGGCCCTACAGGCTATTGTGGAGGGGGTGGTAAGTGACGAAAGGGAAGAATGTACGTATATTACAATAATCCATTAACCATCACTTCCGCATACACCATCCCGAACGCTATCACCTCCGCCCAGAACAGCGGCTTGCATAACACAAAGCTATACCACAAATCCCCCATCCAGACTTGTTTCAGGCGAACGCCGACATATAATATCCACGCTATCCACACAAGCAGCAGCCAGGGACAGGTGAGTGCTACCCATATCTGACTGTTCAGCGCTGCTATAGTGGTGGCTGCTATATGCACAGGCCTGTCCATCCCGGCTTTGAAATTGGGTGCCGCACCCACAAACAGCAATGCTCCGCACATCAGGAATGAGGTGAACTGATAACTTTCGGGGGTAGCAGAGAGGAGGACGGGCATGAGCAGGAGGGCGGTTGCGACCATGGTGAAGCCGAACCACAGCTTATGTTCCAGCGAATAGTATGTGTCGCTAATGGAGTAAGGTATCTCCTTTGTTTTGTAAATCATCACCCCCACGTATGTGAGGATGACGGCCATTGATAAGATTATGAGTATCATTTTGTGTTCAGATTAAGCTTTTCAGGGTATCCGGTTGTGTGGTCGTAGGCTTCCACTTCTTCTACGCTTTGCAGGGCTTCCACGTTTGCCTTGTGTTGTGCCGTTACGTTGTAACACTGCAGGGCATACAGTTCGAGGGCGGAGAGCATCTGTATAGCCGTGTCGCATTCAATGATGTAGCTTTTCCCTCCGAACCAGAGTGTGGTGGTGAGCATCGAGGCTGCCTTCTGTATCTGGGTGGAGTTCATCAATCCTACGCGGGTGTTCTTGTCGAGCCAAACGGATTCGCCGTCGAGAGTGAAGCTGTTTACTGCGTCGCTTGTGTCGTAGCTGTCTATCTCGAATATCTTTGCGGCTTTTGCGGCTCCAAGTTTGTCGGTAGGCAGCTCGCTTACTTCTTTGAACATTTCCTCCATGTCGGAAGGGAGGCGGTTGGCACGCTTGAAATAGATGTTTGTTCCGATACGATTTATGTACAGACCTTCTGTACTGTAAATCTCTTTTTCTGTAAATTTTATCATAATGTCACGATTGAGATTGATGGTTTGTTTTTCAGTGCTGACTGGATTTCTTCGTCCTCGATGATTGAGGCGTAGTCTTTTGCCGGAAGCGTGAGTGTGATAACGGAGTTGCTGTCTGTGTTTTCGATAAAAAACAGCAGTGCTTCGCGGCTTATTCCGGGTTCTTCGGTTATCGTTCCCCATTCCTGCACTATGCAGGTTTCGTATTCGCGGTTGATGAAGAAGTCTGCCCCTTCGGGTTTCTCTGTCTCGCAGTATGGCTTGTAGCCTTGTGCGATGATTTCTTCTTCGGTAAGCTTGCCGCCTACTTCCTGTCCTTTCTCTACTTCTTTGACGAGTAGCTGGTCGTTTTCGATTTTTGCGTACTTCATGTTATCAATGTTTTTAAATGTTGCTATCAATTGTCCGTTATGCTCGCATATATGCAGGCTCGCGGAGCTGTAGGGGGAGCCTCCTTTTCGGATAGTACCTTGTCGGCGGTCTGAATATGGAAGCATAGTCGTTCAGGTTTAGATATGATGTCTTTTTTGGTTTGTATTTGCTTTTCAGCACACAGATGAACCTATCGTTCTTGTTTCGGAAATACAGCCATTCGGAGAATGTTTCCAGGACTTTCTTTGCTATGCGCTTTTTAATGTTGAAGGACGCTGTTCCTTTCATCAGGCCGAAATAGCTGTTTATGCTTTGCATGACGTGTACGGCGTTGTCGTACGACGGCATCCGGCTGTATTCTTCTATCGCTGTATGGAGGGCATGTACTGTGCGGTTGGATATATAGATACGGTTCAGCTTTACTACCTTCCCGCAGAATTTTACCCCGTGTGAGGCCGGCTGTATGTAGAATTTATCGGGATGAACTTTGAGTTTCAGCCGTCCGGTCGCTTTTATGAATACTTTCCGGGCATGGATTATTTCGGCTGCTGTTTCTGCTACTACGCATATATCATCTACAAACCGTGTGTATCTCACTCCGGTTTTTATCATTTCCGCGTCGGCTTCCGCCATGACGAGGTTTGCAAGGAGTTGGGAATAGAAGTTTCCTATCGGCAGTCCTTTGTCGGGTGGAAGTCCGAAAAGGCTTTTGTTGGGCGGAACTTTATCCCACATTTTTATATCGGAGCGTCGCTCGCAGTCTGAGGCCGGATTGTGCTGTATCAGGGTGTGAAGCAGGGAGAGTTTTTCTTCCTTATCGGGTTTGTCGTAGTACATATCGGCGTATTTCCGCAAGATGCGGTATGCGGTTTCCTTGTCTATTGACATAAAGAAGCCTGATATATCCATTGTGGCTACGAAGGCTTTCTTTGTGTAGCCGTCTGTTACATCACGGATATTCCGCTGTATCTGCTCGATGGATGTAGATGCGGAATGTCCGATACGGTTGCCGTGGCTTACATCACCATTGGCTTCATGGACTTTCTCGCATATCTCGCCAAGCATCGGAGCGACATAATGATGTACGATACGGTCGGTGTAGTTAGCGGCAAACACTTCTCTATACACTGGGTAGTCGAGAACAAAGCAGACGCTTGTCTGCGGCTGGTAACCATTTTCTATTCTGTTTATCAATTCATAAATACGCGACAGGTTGAAATGAAACGATGCTGCTTCGATCGATGCGTGCTTGTTTTTGTAACAGTCGCTTTCTGCAGCTATCCAGGCGGACACTTTTTCTGATAAATCGGAGGCCGGCACCACACTATAGGTGTTGTTCGTGTTGTTGTTCAAGTTGCCATTGCCCATGTTCACATACCAGGCGTTGTTGCCATTGTTGCGGACACAGCTCCAGACGTTGCCGCCCAGGACTTCTGCCCTGTTAATCGAAATAGCTTGCTCACTGCAAGCACAGGGACCTTTATCATTAAACAGTTCTGCCGACATAGTTCAAGACTTTTCGGATCTGACATTCTTTATCCTCGCAAGCGAAGATAAAATATTATCGCACAAAACGTCTATTACAGACGCTTTCTCTTTGCTGCATCCTCCAAGAGCCACTATCAGATATATCCCGAACTGCAATTCGTATGTCAGTTCTGTAGCTCTTTTATAATAGTCCATTCCGCGGACCTGGCGCATAGCGTAGCTGAAAAGCAGTGCGCCTTGCTTCAGCATAGGATCTATATATGTTCTGCTTATGACCTTATAAGCTTTGCTGTTGATTTCTATGAGACAATTATTCAGGCGTATCACATCCTGAATAATCGGTGCGTCCAAATGCTTCCTCCCGGATCTGTTCATTTCTATTGTCGCGTATTAAATGTTAATATATTTTAATGCAAAAATTAATGAGCCGTGCTCCGCACGGCTGAGATAAATCAAAAAGCGGAGGCCGGCACCACACTACAGGTGCCGTACGTGCCGTAGAACAAGTAGCCAGTGCCCACGTTCACATACCAGGCGCCGTAGCCACTGCTGCGGACACAGCTCCAGACGAGGCCGCCCAGGACGCCAGGTATGCCCCATTTTTCATAATTGTTAAGATAGTTTATCAATCCTGAAATTATGCTTTTGTTCGTCCAGTATGGATATAATTCTTTCTCTCCTGCCATATACTTCCCTTCAAGTGTTTTGATGTAATATACAGCATGAGAATCTGCCATATTCCAGTCGTAATTTGTACTGGAATTTCCCGGTCTGCTTATGTATGGGGTAATGATATACCAATAACCGTCAACGGTTATGGCTTCCGCTCCTTTTGCGCCCGGAGAAAGAAGAGGTCGTTCGGCGGAATTTACTCCGGTGTCGTTCATGTTTACACCGTTTGTTTTCTGCTGTTCGTACAGCCATTCAGCATATTCAGGTTTGAAATAATATGCGTTGTTTACTGAATACTTATTATTTGTATTGTACATTGCTTTCAAACCCGTGTTCTGGCCGTTTACGAAAAAAAACATATCTTCACCTACCTGAGCCTGTGTACCTGATGAATTTAGGATTTCCACATCGGTTATTGTGCCTTCTTCTTCAGAAGATGTTATTCCGCTACAGATGGCGAACCTGTGACGAAGCCATTCATTCTGTACAGACATGGCTTCAAGGCGTTCGGCGTAATTATCCGCTACCATAGCATTTGCGTTACCGCAATTCTTTTCCATTATCCAGCGTTGCTTGGTATTACCGCTATAAAGTTCAAGCTTGTCGTCTTCCGTTACTGTTACGCTCCAGTCTGCTGCAAAGTGACTTCCTGCGGTATGTGTGCCAAGGTTTTCATCCACAGTTCCGTGGTAGTCTGTTCCTTCACCCGCACCTGTTCTCTGGTCATACTCATATACGGAATGCTGCATTGCGTTTGACGCTTTGCTTGTAGTACCGGACGTAGCATAATATTCTCCCTGCCACGGCCAATACAATATCGTTCTGATTCCGTTACATTCCAGAGAAAATCCTACCGGAGGAGCAATAAGTTCGTTGTCAAAGCCATTTTCCACGCTTCGGTCGTTCCATCCCTTTACTGTGTAATGCTTCAGGTCGGCATCTACAATCTTGATATGGTCGTTTGTGGCTATCGCTGCAGTCTTTCCTTCACTCGTGGTGATAATGGTCGAACGTACCGGAAGTATCAGCATTTGCGATTCAAGGGCGTATTCATCCCCTGTCGGAATGGCTGCTATTTTAGCCGGGTATTCGGAAAGGATTTCTCCTACATTTTCTACACCCTTTGCTTCAATGGCTGCCTTTATTGCGGCTTTGCTCTCTTTTAACTTGTTTAGTTTGTCTGCTGTCGTTCCCATTATATCACCTCCCCGTTTACTTCATCAAGTACTGTGTTTATATCTCCTATCGCATTGCTTAAATCCTGAGAGGTAGCGTACCCTTTCTGCGCAAGGGTTTCTTCTGTTACATATCCTTCAGGAATTTGTTTCAAAGAAGAATTGACTCCATCAACGAGTTCGTCTATCTTCTTTGTGATAGTATTCATTTCATCAGACTGCAATACCTGTTCTCTGGTGAATGTCTTGTTTAATTTCTGTATATCTGCCATGACATATTATTTTAATTTGTTTACATCGAGCTTTCCTTTGTCGAGTACAAGATATTTTTCTTCAGGAGGTGATGTATGTTTTTTCTTCTTAATTTCACAGAATCTATACGTCAAAAGTTTGAACGTATTTAGCTTAATAGGTTTCATGATCCGGCCTCCCTTATGGTTGCTTTTGTAACTTTACTTGATACAACAATTTTAATATACTTAGGATAGACCGCATGACAAAAATCTGCATCTATTACGTCCCCCCACTTTAGTTCAATATATGAACGCCTATACTTTCCTTCATCACTTCCCCTTTGATAAATCTCCAATGTTCCTCCACTCTCCATTTCGATATGAAGATTATAGTCTGAGTTTACTTTTGTTTCTGATACAAATGATTTGCCTTCCTCATTAAATAATAATTCTCTCTGTTCCATGATATTTGTTTTTAGCAAAAATAAGTAACATACACAAAAATAAGAAGGACAAAAAAACAGCTGTATATATATCGGATAAGACTACTTTTTTAAAAGGGAATCTAATTAAAATTGTCTCACATTTTATATTTTACACCGTTTTTCAGCACTTTTTCCATTTAATCAGAAATTGTGAAACTCAAACACAACCAAATCAATATTTTTGCAATAAACAAACTACTTATCATTATGAAAAAAAACTTATTTTTTACATTGACTTTAATTTTAATTATGTGCTTGTTTACTTCTTGCGGAAGTACATATATGGCTGTTTACGATTTAGGTCTTTCTTCTGTTGAAAGCCCTTCAGACTCAAAAGATCCATTTGGTAATTCGGAAATAGTAAAGATTTCTGATGAAGTCCCTTCAAAAAATAAAAAGGCTCAGATTGTAAACAAATACAGATACACGGATAAATACATTGACATTGTGTGGTGGTACTCTACCACTCAGTTTGAATTTGAGCTGAAAAATGTTTCAGAAAAAACACTGAAAATAAATTGGGATGATGTAACCTTTATGGACTATACAGGTAATATAAGCCGGATTATGCACAAAGGAGTAAAATACATAGACAAAGATAAAAGTCAGGGAAGCATAAGCATACCCAAAAACGGAAAGCTAAACGATATTATAGTCCCTACGTCAAATGTATATTTCAGTCAGGGGTTTGGCGTTTATGTTCCTTCTGAATGGAAACAAAAATCAATCATTCCATGTTTCTACAAGAGTAAGAAAGAAATGCAGAATGATATTGACAATAAAATTTGGATAGGTAAAAAAGTACAAATACTTTTCCCGATAGAGATTGAAGGAAAGAAAAATGACTACAATTTTGAGTTTACAGTTAACGGTACATACTGATAATAAAAAAACAATGCAGCCGGGGAAGAAACGACAAAACCCGGCTGCATTTTCATTCATATAGGGTGGAAAGACAAACTACATCATCCTTTTCTCATAATTATATCGCCCACCACATTTGCCAGCACATTAGAGCCAAATCCTCTTATCCCGTCAAGTTGAGCTACCATACGTATAAGGAGGTCCAGCTTTTCTTCTATGCGGCTGTTACATGGCTGCCGGCTCTCCGTACATGCGCTTCTTGAAGTAACGGCGCACCTGAAAGTTCATATCTTTGTCCTTAAGATAGGAAACGGCCTTTTTGTAACATGAAAGAGCCATCTTTTCATTCGGTACTTCCGATGGCTTCTTGAAGCCCATATCCTCTGCAATACTGTAAGCCATGTCGCTGTAAATCATGTTTGCTGTAACACAGAGCGCATACGAATTGTAGAACGGTTTTTCTTCAGGAATACCTCCTAGCTGCTTCACCGCAGAAACAAATGTGTCGTGACCCCAGTGGAATCCCTGAACACCGTCTTCATTTATCATTGTTTTCCCAATGTTTACGGCTTCACTTTCGTCCAGGTAATTATTCCACTCTGTTGCTTCGAGGTGCGCCAGCCAGTTTCTTGCCATCTCCGGATGCACCTTTGCCAACTCGCGGAACATGTATTTTTCGGCTTCCCCGAAAATCTTCATATTTTTCACATCCTTGCTTTCTTTCATCAAGGCGTACAGATAATTGTATCTGTCTATCATTTGTTCGGTTGTCATGTCTATTTGTTTTAAATTAGTTTCTTCAAAACTTCCCGCCCTCGCGGACGGGAAGCCACTCAAACATTTTTCCTTTTCCTTCGCTTTTTTACGGGTTCATCGGCAGATGCCAGACTGAAAGCGCTAAACGCGGCTGCCTGAACTTCGTTAAGCGGGAAAGGTAGCAGTAATCGTGACCGGGACTGCAATCAGTGCGCCGCAAGCAGAGCAACCGCAACCGTTCTCATTGTAAGAGAATACCTGCGGAACTAAAGCTGTAGCTACCACACTGGTAGGGGCTGTATTTGCCGCACCGATGAAGGTTACTGTAAACTGTTCGGTCCACTGAATAGTCTTTGCTGCACATCCGTTTTTCGGAGTGTAGGTCAGAGTTACAGCTGCGTTGATAAGCGCAATGTTCTGCGTGTTGTTGTTTGTGACGCTTGCTACACTGAATACGACGGTAGCAGTAGGTTGAACGCCGTTGTTCACGCAATAAGCCTGACGCAGTTTCTTAGTGATGTTTACCGTCAGTGGCTGAGCGGTAGCTGTCGGAACTCCAGACAAAGTAATTGACTGAATCATAGTTGTGTTGTGTTTGTGTTATATATCTTTTACAGGACACCAGGCCGCCTGTATTCGGCACTTATTTCTCTTCTTTTTCTCGTGTTTCATTCTTTGGTGCAGGCTGCGGTTGTGGGTGCGACGGCTGTGCGGGCTGCTGCGGAACCTTCACCACATATTCCTCGGGTTTCTGATACGGAAGGTTGCAGTCCAGGTATTTCTTCAGTTCCACCAGGTCATCGCGGTCGAAAGTGAAGAATCCGTCGATTATGGAAAGCTTTCCCTGCTGGATGGCAGAGTCAACATATCCGTGAGCCAGTTCCGGGATCATGTCGTCCGGAATGCGGGATACAAATCGTTCAAGGAACGGACGGATCATTTTTGTCCCTCCTAAAGATGCCAGCGAATTGATTTCATTGGAAATCTGCCATCCGGGGCCTGCGAGTCCGATTGACTTGAATAACTTCTCCACCGGAAGCATACCGGCAGAAATACCGTTGAGCGTATTGCCCATCATAACCGGAATGACCGGCTCACCCCATTTCAGGATGACAGCGGTCAGAATCTGTGCGTTTGTCATTGTGCTGCGTGTTTGAGTTGTTTGTGTAGAGTATGAAAATCATAACGGAAAGGGGAAGGCCGATGCCCTCCCCCGGATTTCAGCAGTTGATTACTGAGCAGACGGACATCCGCAGCATCCATCCTGACATACGTTGCTTGACGGAATGTATGTCTTAGTGATAGCCTGCAAAGCGGCGATGCTGTTCTGCATACACTGCAGAGCAGCGGTGTTGGTACCGTTGTAAACGGCCTGCTGCATGTTGACAGCGGTCTGAGCGTCCTTGTTGGAGCGAACTTCCACTGAAAGTTCCTTGATCTGACCCTGCAAGTCCTTATAGGCTTCCACGATCTTCTGGTCAGTGTACTTGTCAGCCTTCAGCAAAGCGATTTCTGAATCCTTTGCGTTCAGTTGTTCCACCATGTTCAACTCATAACGGCTTACGGGCATGTTGTCTGAGCATACGCCTTCTGCGTTCCATCCCCAGCCATTGCGACCCAGGATGTTACCACCGTTGATACCCAAAAATGATGCGATGCCGGCTGCAGCCCCCACCGTGTTAAAATTACCTTGTCCCTGGCCGGTTACGTTGTAACTCTGGCCATCCATACCTTTGATTGTCATACTGTTTTGTGTTTGTGTTGTGTCGTGAACTATTTCCCGACATGACAAAGGTACGGACGAAGCATTACTCTGGGAATGAGTTATTTCCTAACCTCTTCCTGATTCTTTCGCAACTTATTCTGAATATTTTCTGTGTGCTGAAACGCTGGTCGAAATTGGTATGAATCTGGTTGACGGCACGCTCCGTCTTTCCGATTCGTGCAGCGATATACGACGGATTCAATCCGCTCTGAAAAAGGAAATGCACCAGCAGATAGCGTGCATCTACCGTTTCTGTGTCCTTCCTTCCGGAAAGGATCTGTGCAGACGGTATTTCCGTTTCCTCCGATACCATGCGGAGGATGGTGTTAAAAATCTCACTCTTACTCATCGTTTCTTTGTTTATCGGGCACGTCTGCCCTGTGTTTTTCTCTTGTGTTTAAAGAAACAACCTGCCGCTACCATTGCAGCAGGTTGTAATTAAGCGTAACGCCCAGAAACGGTTCTGTCTTCCCTGAAAGCCCTATCCCGTATCCGGCGCTCAGTCCTATCCCCCACCTCTTTTTTTTCGGTGCCGGTGCATTTACCACCCCCGTCTGTGTGCGTCGGTAAAACTCTGCCGACACCAGTTGCGGGCGATACCCTGAAATGACTATCCGGTAGTCGTCCGTACGGTATTCCTTCTCTGTGAGAGGAATAATCACGTCTACGCTGTCTGTTCCTGTAGAAAGCGAATCAGAAACAACCGTAGCCGTATCCGCTATGCTGTCCGGAATGGAAGCTGACCCGGACGGTTTCTGCGGACGATATACCGGAAGGCATGCGGTGTCTGTTCCTGCGGGACGCTCTGACACGGGAGGAGCAACTGCCGTGTCGCGTATCGTATCTACCCTGACGGGAAGCCATACGGTATCACCCTGTCCAGACTGCGGCGACGCGCATCCACGGAAGAAAAGCGAAAAGAGGAGCGCGGCCGACAGCAAGCCTACCAGTATCCACGGAAGCTGTTTCATACGCCCAGGTATTTACAGATTCCCTGCACATGCAGCGTGACAATCTTCTGGCGGCCTTCATCCGACAGAAGGAAGTCCACATCTTCGCGATTGTCCTGGAAAAGGTTTTCCGTCAGCACAGCCGGGCATACAGTGTGCTTCAGAATATAGAAACCGCTTTCCTTGTCGCTGTCGCCGTCGGCGGTGTCCTTGCGAAGCTTCATGCCTTTCAGCACCTGCTCCGCACTCTGATACAGACATTCGGCCAGTTTGTCGGCCTTGGTCTGACCTACGCTGGTCCATGCCTCCCATCCGCGTGCGGTCATCCACTGCGTGCCGCTTCCGGCAGCGTTACAATGGACGGATACCAGGATGCTGTCTTTCACCCGGTTGGCGCGTGCGCACCGTTCCTGAAGCGAAATGTCTTCCTCTTCCGGAACGAGCAGCTGCGCGTCGAGCCCTTTCTTCTTCAGCGCATCCACCACGCGGCGTGCAATGTCGCGTGCATAGGCATATTCACGCAACCGTCCGTCGGGCGACTGCTTCCCATTGGTGTCTGCACCATGACCGTTATCAATCCAGATTCTCATGTCGTGTCTAGTTTAGTTTGTGTGTTGTGACTGTGGTTATGCAGAAGCCAGAACCCCGGCCTTTTCAAGCTCGTCAATCAGCTTGTTCAGTACGGTATGTGCATCTTCCGAACCTGTAGCATCTGTTACATGGGCACCCTGCTTTACAATTCCGGGCTTTGCTGTTGTAGCATTGGTATATGTGGTGTCTATCCAGTTTACCGTGACATACGCTTTACCTGCTCCGTCTACTCTTACAGCATAGCTCTTCCCGCTTTCTGAAAATCCGGTCTGGATTCCTCCCAAAGCAGAGTCGCTGGCTTTCGGGAGCACATAGCTTTCACCTCCTCCGCCACCGCCGGCTGCTGCGGTATCACTGATTACCAGTGCCTTTACAGCTTTTATTTCCACATCGCTCAGAAGCCGTACCTTCATGCCGGCAGGTACATTGATTTCAATCACTGAATTTGTGAAATTCACCGTATCCATTGCGACGGGTTCCATGGTGTCAATAAACCGGGAGATTGAAAGCCTTCCGCTTTTCACACCCTGAATCTGCACCATTGTACGTCCTTCGGAAGTATATTCGGCCACATAGCCTTCAGCTCCCTTCTTAAAACTGATTTCGTCCATTGTTTGTGTTGTGTTTTTGGTTTGTAACTCTATTTATAGGGATTCTCCCGGTATTCCGGAAGAATGAACTGTATGTTCACCGCTGCATCGTGCAGCACCTTGTGGGTTTGTTCCTCACTTACCTCCATTTCGTCGGTAAACTCGCAGAAGATGTTTCCTACCCAGTCGGAAGCGCTGTTCAGCCTCTTTATGGCTACGGCGCGACAGCCATTGGTTATAAACAGGGATTTGGCCATCTTGTCCTTCACTTGAGAGTCTATATCCGAATAGCAGAGAAAAAGGTTTTCGGCCAGTCCTCTGCTGAATACTGCCATTTCGCTCATGGGGAGCCGCTGCACATTATCCTTCATGCCCGACACCCCCTTGCGTTTCACTTCGAAATAGATGGAAAGGAAGGCTGCGTTACCCAGCGGGTGCGGCTGTACGATGTACACCCTGTCGGCCTTTGTTTCGTAGAGCACCTTCCACAGCTCACCGAATACCTTTGCCGTATTCTCGCTTCGCTTGAAGCTAAGACGTTCGGTTTCCTGCTTGTACCGTTCCAACTTCATATCGTTCATCTTGTCACGATACTTCTGCGTCATTTTGTTGTACTGAGTAAAAATCAAGGTACCCACGGAAACTACAGCTGCGCTTATGGCCGTCACCATTTCTGCGTCCATTCCGTGCCTCCTTCCGACTCCCCGTTATTCCATCTCTTCCGTATTATCCTTAAAAAGAGCGGCAATAGCTTTTACCACATCGTAGAAACCGCATCCGCTAAGGCCGGCAGCCAGTCCGTAAATAAGCGTTCCCCACCATTGGTATCCTTCGAGCAGAGGAGTAAGCTGAAGCGCCCATGCCAGCACGCACACCACCATACCTACCGCCACGCTCACACCGATTTTTGCGAGCTTGCTTTCTGAAATGGCAGGAATGACTTTCAGAATCTGTGTCACGATAGCCGAAATAAGTGCTACGATTCCGGTAAACGTGCCCAGGTCGATTACGAATCCGGCAGTAGAAGGTTCAGAGGTTACAGCTCCCTGTGCGAAAACGGTCACTGCAGAAATCAGCAGTGCAAACATTAAAATCATCTTTTTCATCTTGTCGTCGTTTTTAGTTAAACATTTGGTTTTTGTTGCAATACAAAGTTACGAAGAGCACATTGGAGAATGAAGGACAAAAAAACGACGGTTTCTCGGCGGACAAAAACAAGAAAGGAGACAATCGCTTGTCTCCTTTCTGTGTTGATAAAACTCTCATCGAAGAAGGGAATCCCTGTTTTCCCTATCACGCCGCTAAATTACAAAAAATATTTATATCCGAATAAAACGGGTCTGTTTTTTTGATAATTGAATGCTTATTTGCACTTTAAAACAATAAAAAGGGGAATATACCTCTCTTGGAAATATCCCCCTTTATGCATCTAATAATTCATTAAGAATTATAGCTGCAAATATAGCTTTTTATTATGATTGACATCTTGTTTATGCTTAATTTTTAATATATTTATAGTGTATCTAATAATAATCATTATGAATAAAATTAAGTATGAGCTTGTAACGTATCGTGTACACGGAGGAATGCTAGCTATTTTTGTGAAATGTTCACAGTATGGTTCTGTAATAGAACTAGATACTAATGTCAGAGTGTTTAATGACGAATGGAGCAAAGAATTCGGACTTATTTCTAAAAGTCCGAATGCCGCTAATCTTAACCTGCTAATCAGGAAACTTGTGTATAACCTGGAAGAGATTGAACTAACTTATTCTGGAGAAATTACGTTGTCTAAATTACATGACATCTATTCAAAACGTGGAGCTTCTGCAGACTGGTATGTAATGTGGGAAAAATCAATGAATGAAAGAGGGTTAAAACCTCGTACTATAGCAATACATGCAAATGTTTTGAAGACTATAAAAAAATTCAGAGGTTCTTGTCCTGTCACATCATTGACAGAAGATTTCTTCCGCGGATTCATGGGATTTTTAATTAATTCCGGACTTAAATATTCAACCGTATGTAAGGAAATGCATGTTGTTAAAGCATATTATAATATCGCACGTAAATTATATGGGGATAAGGTTCCATCGGATGCGTTCGCTTTTTACCATGACCCAAAAGACCTGAACAATACTTATAAACTGAAGTCGTTAAGTGATGATGACATACGTAAGATTGAGAATTATGTAGCATCTGGGACGTTATCAGAAAGTAAAAAGCTAACTATCAATCAATTCTTATTCATGAGCTATTCTGGAACTAGGATAAGTGATTTTGCTTCTCTCAACGAAAAGAACTTCAAGTTGGAAAATGATCGGATTTGGCTTGAATATAATTCCGTAAAAACAAATACACATGTCAGAATACCTCTTTTTGCTCTGTTTGATGGAAGAGGTGAGCAAATATATAGCCAGTATCAGAATAGACTTTCAGAGTTTTTTATGTGGGGAGCAATTGCAGATTCAATTCAAGGTTATCTTCCGCTCTTAAAGGAAGTGGGCTTAACAAGCATGTAACCGCTCACGTTGCAAGACATACTTGCGCAAGCAGATTGATTAATAGAAATGTTCCTATAACTACAATACAGCAAGTAATCGGTCATAGACAAATAAAGACTACAATGATATATGCAAAGATTGACGACAATTCGTTTGTAAGACAATTGAAAGGATTATAAAAAAGCCTCTTTATGAGGCTTTTTTATTAGTTCTGGCGGAACTGATGGGAGCGGTTCTACTGAAAGGAGTTACAAAAAGTGACTTGGATAAAGGGCTTACCAGCCCATCGCGCATGATTGTAATGTTTGTGTCAGGGTATATCAATCAAATAACCCCAACCGCCAATTACATATCAGGATATGCAGTAAGATACACATCTCTTAACACAGAAATGCAGGTTGTTGTCGATTATGCAGGTAAATTATATTCGAGAACAAAGAACTTATCGGATGGCTCATGGACTGGATGGTTATAACTCAATCCACCCTCTCCATGTACCGTCCACCTTCGCCCTCCAATATCGTTTAATTGGATACATCGAGAATGCTTCTTGATACATATAGGCCGGAGAAGCAGGGTAAGTTTTAACTATGAATGTAGCATTGTTCTCTAAAATATTTCCATTGTATATATCAGTAGACAGAATATCTATATTATCTATGTTGGACACTCCAGAATTATCACCCTGGCTGAATTTAGCAGCGGGGTGAAGCCCCGATTTTTCTAATGTTGCAATCCCAATAAGTTCCGCCAGGACTGATGAGAACTGTTCTTTACCAATATATATAGGATTCCCATTAGAGTCGATTCCTCTTATAAAAGGAATATCTTCTGAAGGTTCATTCAATTTCTCTGATTTTGAAATTTCTCTAGATGCATCTCCTATACTGATTATTCCAGTTTCCATATCGCTCGGATTTGAAACTATAAAATTTTTAGGAGAATCTATTTGTAAAAATGATGACATTAATTCAGAAATTACTTTTTTCATGGAATCTTTTGACATCTTTTGTACATCCCCATTACTCTTTACACCAAGAAAATAATCAAAATCTTCAACGGATGTAACGTCTGATAATTTTTTATCTGCCATAATTATATGTTTTAATCGTTTGTGTTTTGTTGTCATAATGCTTATTAAACAGCATCTTCATTATCCGGAAGAACCGGTCTGTAATAAATTACTTTTTCAGATTCATCAGGAGAAAGTGAAAGAAGCATAGGATTCTGGTCTGGCATATTATCCTCTGATAAAGTATGTGGAGTCACTACTTCAAGAAGCACATCATCAAAATTAAACTTAAAACCAGAAGGAGCTTCTGTGCCAATTACCTCATTAAAACTTGGATATAAACGTTTTAGTTCCAATGCCTGATTGTTTGTAAGGCTAATGTTATTAATATCTGATGATACTTTCCCCAATAAAGATACGAGCTTGTTAAGAAAATTATAATCCAGATTATCCGGATAGAACAGATTTCCTTCTTCAATCATAGAATCTTTTTCTGATTCTGGTATTTCTTTCCACAATGCCGCTTCTTCCATGGATGAAACAATCATTGATTTTTCAAAACGTCTTTCACTAATTGGAACTTCCTCACTCTGAGTAAGAAGGCATCCGTTACTTGCTTGTAGTATCATTTTTTCTTGCTTTTTCAATCATGTTGTCAATAGCATCAATAAAACGTGGGTTCCCGAACCTGGAATATTCCTTAATCAGTTCCACTTCTTTCTCATCATATTCTTCTTCACCATCTGAATTGTATATCTTACGGCACAATTCAAGCGAAGCAACTCCCCTGCCCGATGCGTAAATAGCATCGGCAAACATTTCTCTTACATCTTCCACTGCTTCCGTGGCACGCGAAAGACCGTTGAAAACGTGTAATTCTTTAAAATTCAGTTTCATATTATTTTTTTATAAAAATCCATTTAATTTTTTTTGGATATATATCAATTTATTTTTTTTCAATAGCCACTTTATACAATATTCCTCCTTTAAAATATAGATTTCGATTCATTAAACTATTATATTCAAAAGATATCCGGTCTGTATATCCATCATAAACTTCTCCATTTTCCATGAACTGTATGCCAGATGGAGAGAATATTCCAAAAGTACCATTAGCGTCACCAACGCTTAATCGTAAAACAGACAAATCCGCTCGATACTTATTGTCTCTTGAAGACAAGGATAATTGTGGAGATGAACCTGGAATATCTGAAAATCCTTGCAATGACGCTGCGCTTTGGCTTCTCTCGTCATAAATTCTAAACTCTGCAAATTCAGAATCAATTAATAATTTATAATTATAGGCTGTTGTTATAGATATATTACCTGAGAATGTACCTGTAGCAGCTTTCAACTCGCCTGAAAATGTTCCTGTGGCTCCTTTCAACTCACCGGAAAAAGATCCGCTCGTAGCTACGACTTCACCTTGTATATGTGCTTTTGTAGCATACATCTCACCAGATTCCGTCACACGGAAGGGAGCAGAAGCACGGTTCTCGTAAGTGCTTCCGGCAAAAATACGCACAAGGCTGCCTGAATTGCTTCCTGTCATACCTGCAGTAACCGTACCGTCATCTTTCTGTATAAGCAGGTCGTTTCCCTGAAACAACTGTATTTTTGCATTCTTGGCTATAATCAGTGATGTAAAAATAGAACCTACATTCGCACCAAACTTCTTCCAATATTCAGTGTTTGCGTATGTAATGCTGCTGCTCGATACATGCGTTTTCAAACACTGGTATGCGTCCCATCCGGTTTCCATGGCGTTATTACGAACAAGAGCTACGTCAATGTAACGCACAGGAAGGCTTCCGTCTTTCACATCGCTGTCATTACGGTATTCCGTGTTCAATGCCCATTCAGAATCGCGGATTACACATCCCTGAAGACCGTCTGCCCCTTTCTCGCTAAGCTGTGCAAATACAGCAGGAGTAGAGAATAAACCCCATTCTCCATCTGTTGATTTCCTTCTTTTAGAGACCCATTCGTATGGATAAGACACAGAAATACCTGAAGGTGAGCGTGTCCATCCACTTGGTATGTAATCATCTATCTGTGCTGTTGTTGGAGTTGAAGGGGTTGAATTTATTGTTGTTCGTGTGTAAATTTCTTCAGTATAAGGTCCGTCTTCGCCTTTTTGAGCAATTATTTCGTATTCTAAAGAGTTTTGTTCTCCCGTTAGTATATATCCTCCATCTTCAAATATAAATCTATTCCCATCATTATCTGTCCAACACCATAAAGGAGGATTGTTAGTTGCATTTTTTGCAGAAAATGAAGAACCACACATTGTTACAACACCCATTTCAGGAACTTCCATGCCAGACTCCCACCTTCCAATATAAGTTAACCCAGCTCCATCTTCACCCTTATCTACTTGTAGAAGCCAATCAGCATTTTCCTTGGAAGGTTCTGTTTCTGTTCCGTCTTCTGCTACGCATAGCCACAATATACCATCATGGCTTACACGGTCATAAAATTCATATTTTGTGCCACTTTCCCATTGACCTCTGTCATTTGCCACAAGAACCGGCGTTCCATCTGGCTTCACTTGATTTATTGTACCTGTGAAATACACGGAATTAAGGTACATGGAGTAACCAGACATGTTCAGCCCGAATATGTTCAAATTCGTCAGGTCGCCATACTGCATGGCAATATTCCCAACCGTAAATTCCCAGTCATTCTGTTTCCAGAGAAGTCGGGTATATGTTCGTGTTTCGTATGCGGAGCTTTTTCTTGCTTCATCAGTAAAGTTCCCGTAACATGAAAAGTTCATCTGCGGCTGTGGATGAATAGTATATCCAGGACGAAGCGCATAACGGAATGTCTCATTATTATCTCCCGACACCTCCGTCACGCGAAAATAGGTGGTTGCAAATCCGGAAAATTTGAAGTTACCTTTGCTGTCGTCTGAATCCTCGGTAGCATCCCTTTCATCACCAAAATGGAAGATACCAAGTGCGATGTCATCCTTAGATACCGCACCAAACTCTCCTTCTTCCAGCTTTAGTGTACAAGTTCCAGTTGTAAGCTGATTACCTTCCGAATCCGTATCAGGTGTGCATGACAGAATAATTCCAGCACCAGGTACACGCCATTTAATCCCCAGGAAAATCTCTACACGGTTGTACCGGAGTTCAGGAACCTCTAGAAATTCCCACAGGCGAAGTCCGCGCATTTCTCCGTATCCTTTTTTATCTATCTTTGCGCCAAAACCGGTTAAACCTTCGGCAAAACCTTTCTCTCCTACCACAATTCCTGCCATCATCGTAAGCAAGAATTTTGTGGAGTCTTCACGGTCTTTATTGATAAGGTATTGTCTGAGAAGGTCTAAATATTTTCCAGTAAGCAACTTGGTTGTGGGCACGGATTCGTCGCTTTGAAGGAAGTCTCCCTCATCTCCCTGGCGTGCCACATCAGAAATCTGCTTGTCGTTGATAACCAGTTTTCCGATAATGGAAAGCGTGCCCTGCACAATAAAGGAAGTGAAACGTTTCAGCGGACGGATCAATCCTTCTGCGGTCAGTTCAAACAGTTCCTTCCATCCGGCTGCATCCTGGTCATTACCTTCAGGAGTAAAAAGCTTACCGTAGTCCAGTGTAATTTCACGGTCGAGGGTGGCAGCTTCCAGACTGTCGGTGGCGGTAATGCTTCCGATACGTATGTAATAGAAATCTTCGCTGGGATTCTCTCCGCCGATGCTTCCGTCAGTAGCATAGTCGTTCACGGAAAACAGCACCATGGCATCGTCAGAACCACGTTCCAGACGGGCATAGATGTAGTGTGCCTCCGTGCGGTTCAGACGGGTGTTGTATCCCGTCAGCGTCCAGCTTCGGTATTCTCCGTTGGGCAGATAATCTATGCCGTAGCTTTTCTGCGGAGCAACCATGATGGTACAGCCCGGGACTACCCCCACCTGAATCAGGTTGGGGTTTTCCAGTGCGTTTTCTGTCATGGACACGCCCTGGTAAGAAATTCGGTATGCGTTACTCTGGTAATCGGTTATCATTTCCCTTTTCTGTATTTCTGATTCATTTTCTCAATTTCCTTAGCTTCCTTAGCCATGGCATTCATAATTCCCAGGATGCGGACCGCCTCGCTGTCGTACACTGCGTCGTAGTCACTGAATCCCTGATACTTCATGATGTTGTTAATCATTTCCACCTCTATCTTGATAGGGTTCTGCCGTCCGTTCTTTTTCCCGTTAGGCGTGAACAGCTCCGGATACATGCGTGCGTAGGCTTCCTGCACGCTCTGAAAATACTGCACCATGACGGGGAACATGCGGGCTTCTACCATGCTAAACCATCGGGCGTTTTTCTGTATCTGTCCGGAGTTGAACGACCACACGCGGCGCTTACACTTGCGCAGGTAGCGTCCTTCGCGTATCTCTCCCGTCTCGCGCACGGATTCGTTGAACAGAGTGGCCAAAAACCGGCAGCGTGCCTGCTTCATGCGGCGCAACTGCATCCAGATGGCGGCATGGGTCGATTTTCGCCTTACAAGCGTCTGTAGAACCTTCTGTGCATCCCAGTACATGATAAGCAGGTTCTGTGCGGACTGGTACTGCGCAAAGCTGACATCGGACATCACATCTTTCGGTGCTTTCAGTCGCAGGGTTCCCATACGAAGGCGGATAATTCCGTAGGGAGTAACGGTGCGTGCAAAAGGATTGTCCAGGAAACCGAGCTTCTGGTCAATCCACTGGTCCACCTGCCATGCCCGCATGGGAATGCGCTCAAACAGGTGGCGAATCCCTCTGCGCCGGAAAAGAAACACCGTTTCACCATTTTCATCGGTCACGGTACGCCGCACAATTTTCAGTCCGAGAAAAAGCATGAAGCACTTCAGCTTGAAAAGGCGGTCGGCACGTTCCTCGTCGCCTGCCGCAGCCATAGCCTCCTTACGCTTGTAAAGTCTGTTCACCTCTTCCAACTCTTCGGTCGACAGCCGGTTCCAACTGTCGGGAAGGGCCGGAAGGTGTATCTGGTAGTTTGTCGTATCCATTTGTCGTTTCTTTATACTCCAAAGTTAGATATATGACAACTGGGAATGAAGGACAAAAAATCAGTGCCGGGTAAAGGCTTGCGGACGCATGACGAAGATGGCGTTGTCCTGGTTGTCGTAATCGAATATGGGCTGCTTGTCCGGCTCTGTCGTTTCAGTGAGCGGCGGCACATACAGCGGAGAATCCTTGATAAACTCTCCGAAAGAATCCTGATGGTTGGAAATAAATTTCCGTGCCTTTGTCATGGAGTAAGCGGCCTCGTTTTCACTGTACTTGCGCTGTTTTTCCGGACGGCGAGACTCGATGTAGAGTGCCAGCGCCATGCGCAGACAGTCCACCGCCTTCTGCCACACCGCATTTATGGCATCCTTGTCTTCGCCCGTAAAAAGGTCGGACTTTAGCGAGCGCGTGCACCATTTCACCAGCGCATCGGTCAGCTCCTCCCCTATCTCCGGCTCTATGTAAGCGCTCTGGCAATAACGGATGTCAGGAAGCATGCCGATGAACTTCTCCCGGCTTTCGTTGATGTCCAGAAAACGGTTCATCTCGATGGCGGTAGTAAACAGCAAGTCTCCCTGCAGGTAGAAATACCGGCTTTCGCGCCACAAATCGGCAAACACGGGGGCCTGACTGCACGCATCCTCTTCCAGGAATACCAGCAGACGGTCCACTCCGCGACGGCCCTTGAAATACGCATCGCGTTCAAACCGGCTCACGGATTTCTCGTCGGCCTTGTCGTACCCGTCGGTGTACACCTGATTCAGCCCACCCCCGTCATTCAGACTCACCGTGAGAATGCCGGTGCTGTTGGCCAGCGACAAGTAGACCACCGGAAGCTGACAGGCACGTATCAGACGGATTTCGGGTGTAAGGTTTTCTTTTTCCACGTAGGCCGCAGTCACTCCGCCATACTCTTCCATGGCCTTATCGTATTCTTCGCATACCTTTTCGTAGAGTTTCCGCCCAAGTATCGGCACAAGAATGTTCTCTTCTGTCTCTTCCATGATTGTGAGAAGTGACTGGTCGCCGCTGTACACGCTGGTGGGCACGTATGCCCTGATTTCTTCGGTTTTCGTTACTAACATAGTCTTTGTGTTTTTCCTCAAAGTTAGCGGTCTGATTCGGTAGTTTGAAGGACAAAAAACGAAAAAACGGAGGTTTTATGAAATTTAGAAACAATTTTAACTCGATTTCGGTTTAAAATTGTTATTTTTGCGGTAGGTAAAATGTAATAAAACGATGAAAATGAAATCTAAAAAAGTTATGAAAAAGACTTACGTGCTCATGCTTTCGCAATCTTTCCCGACCAAACATCCCCGGTTGGGAAACCCTACCGGATTCCGTGAGAAATTCCTTTCCGGAGAAAAACGACACACCATCCGGTCCAACTTTCCGCTTTGGGCAAAACGCATACATGAGGTGCAGCAAGGTGAAGCGGTTATCTCCGTCCGTCAGTGGGAAGCCCGTCCGTATTTCAGCAGGCAAATAACAATAGGCTGTCTGACTGCGGAATCCGGAACAGGCATTCAGAAACTTACCTTCCAGCTGGATCGCGACGGATGTGCCTCTTTCAATTTCTTTGACATCGACGGTAAATATCCAGAACTGAAAGAACTTACGGCCAACGATGGCCTGTCGGTAGACGACTGGAAAGAGTGGTTCCGGGGTTATGATTTCAACAAGCCAATGGCAGTAATTCAATTCGGTAAATTCAGGTATTGATGATGAAAAAGTATTTTATTGCTACTGCAATTTTTGTAGGTCTTGTGGCTTTCGTTATATCAATGAGCTATTTCTCCGGTTGGGATTACGACATCCTTTTCATAGAATTTATGCTTACATACTTAGTGATTAATAAATTATCTGAAATACAGAACGATAAAAAAGAAAAATAATATGCCAGAAGTATTGCAAGAAAAATCCCCTATCGCCCGTAAAGAATACCGGTGTGATTATTGCGGTGGAACTATCCACGCTGGAGAACGATACGTGAACCAGACGCTTGTCTATGATGGAACTGTATATCCATGGAAATCTCACGAACACTGCTATTCACTTACATCTTACATAGAATACGACCCCGACTATGGTATTTCGGAGGATGATTTTCAATCGTGGGTGAACGAATATGTTGCCGAAAATCACTTTGACAAAGAAAAAGACGACATAGCAGACGGCTGGTGTGACAAGTCTGTTCCGGAACTTGCAAAGATGATTTATGAGGAAATAAAGAAAAATGAAAATAAATCGGATATGGATTTCAAGAAACTAAAATTACTCACAGAACTGATTGATGGATATGAATGGCAAATGGGCCATGGTCTTGCGGTATGGATAGAATATTCTAATTGCACGACTGTTTTTGATAAGATATTGGAAATAGATACTGAACTATTCCCTAATTGTTTAGCAGAAAGAACAGGTATTTACATTGATCATTTTGAAGATATACTGAGCTTGTATACCAACGATATTGAGAAGTTGTTCCCTAAAGACGAAGATTGAAATATGGCGAAGAAAGAATTTAAAGTTGGAGAAACATTCCAGTGCGGGCTGGTAAAGCTGAGAGTAGTTAAATCCGAAAAGGCTGGAACATGTACAGGATGCGACCTACTTGGGCTAGAATATTGCACAGCTGTTCAAGAATTTATCGGAAGTTGTTACCGTGGTGATAGAGAAGATAAAACCGATGTAATCTTTGTAAAAGTGGAGGAATAAAATATGGATTTCAAATCACAAATAGCAACCACACGCGACCAGTCGAAAATACTTCTTTCGCTGGGCCTGAAACCGGAAACGGCCGACATGGTGTATCACCACACCAACAGCCGGGTAAAATCATTGGAATGGGAACTTCAGACAAAACCTCCCACATTGAGAGGGAAGTATTGGACACCGGAAAGAATCGCAAAACTGGAAAGCCCTTTCCATAAGCACCCGGACGGAACCCTGATGACCGGAGAGGAAATTTTCGACGCTCTCTGGGGAAAAGATGTTCCTGCATGGAGTCTTGACCGGCTTCTGGAAATTATGCCTAAGTCAATCACTCAAAGTAACCGCCAAAATGCTGATTTTGCAATGAATAGTGACGGTACCTTCTGGTTTATTTCATACGAAGAACTTGGATATGATATGAAGCACCAGGAAATGAACATTGGTTCTTTTGACACCGCTATTTGCATGATTAGATGGCTTATACATAATAATCACCTGAACCCGGAATACTTAAAAGACAAACCATGAAAAGAGAGGATATAGAAAAGAAATACAATGAACTTGTAAAGTCTATCGAAACAAAGATAATGTACGATGGGCGTGGAACGGTGGACAGATATACCTGCGATACGTGCGGACATATCATATACACCACGTATAGGGACAAAGGTGTAACCCCATTCACAATAAGATGCACACGATGTGGAGGTACAAAGTATCATGACAAAACTTATGATAAAAAAACTGTCCCTGGTTATGTGAATGTAATGGATTGGTATCGCCCTACATTAGAGCAAACATTAAAAATGCCTGACAGAGTGATTGAACATATTCTTAACGGAGGACTTGTTTTGGAGGATTGATTATGAAAACAATAGAAATATACGAAACAAATGATGGTAGCCGATTCGACAAAAAAGAAGGAGCTATTAAATATGAAGGACTTTGCGATAAATGCAATTCGATAAATCTAAAACTCGGAATATTAGGACGTGACTTAGAATCAAATGAGTATATACAGCATGATCCGGAAGTCATAAAAAACACATTTAAAGAGTTTATGGGTATTGTAGCAGATTCAATACCTGATTATTCCAACATGGCTATTGAATGTGGTAACGGGGAAAGACACATGAGTCATATATATCGAGTCATCTCTGATTATAACATTAAATGCCTTAGCTATTTAATGTTTAGATTTTACTGTATCGACTTTAAAAATGGGAAAGAGTTTCAGCAACCTTACTTCACTTCACATCAAGAAAAAGTGACAGTCAGAGTGAAATTAGACAACTGCGAAAACTTCTCCCCCACCTGCGCAACATGCAACAGTTATAACGACGGGAAATGTACCAATTTCGGGAAGGAAGGAAAAGCGGAAGATTCCTGCAAATACTATCAGTCGGACGTGATTGAATATACCTGCCAGCAGTGCGGACGTAAATACGAAATCATAGACTCTGATGCAGGTGATCGTGAGAAGTTTTGCTGCAAAGCATGTGAAAACGGATATTAATCAAAACTAAGTAACCATGGAAATAGAAATTACACCTGAAGAAATGCTGGAGCGCTTCAAGCTCTACGGAGAAATTTATCTGCTTCTGGCTCCCGTCTGTGAATATGATGACATGGACGATTTCAGAATAGAAAGTTATGAGATTATCGACGAGCTGGATTTAGAAGATGAAATATTTTTCCAGGCAGATGGCGTGGAAGTCAGATTTAAAGGCGTGGAATTTAAAGAAGATATGCTGTACATCCTATATACAAACGAAGATGAATGCGAAGAATATTTACATCCCGTCATCCACCTGGAAACAGAGTCCATCCGAAAAGTGAAATCAATTCTCGAACAATATGTCAAAGCAATCAGCCATGAGTAAACAGGTATTGGATGTTGAGCAAATGATGCATCTTAAAGAGTTGGGTGTTGATACAAGCAAAGCGAGCGCTAAAGAATATATTATCTCCGAGACTGAAAATTATTGTGGATATTCGAGAAATATTGTTGTTATTGACGGATATATCGAAAACTTCATAGAACAAAGGAAGGCTTTTACCTTAGATGATGTTTTGAGTCTGCTACCAGATTGTATAGATAAAGAAGAAGCCAAGCTCAATGTTGGTAAAAAATCTGTATCATACGAAAAAATGGTAGGTTATAGTTATGATGGTGACTTGATTTTATTTCATAATGATATTCTTTTAGAAGCTGCATACGAAATGCTTTGCTGGTGCGCAGAAAACGGATATCTAAACCATAGACAGTATGATGAACAAACATCAAAAGAAGCTGATAGATGAAGTAGAAGCAATTATCGGCCATGAGGTAGAAGCCACCAGAAGACTAAAAGAGCTGGATAAACACATAGAAATGATGAAAAACATGCGGTACATAAAACTTAATCATAGAATTGATTACAGCGATATCACTCTGACTGGGAATGGTAGGAATGGACTATGCTTAAACATTGATGTTGACGACCGGATTTACGAACGTATAATTGATGCATACGTCCAAGAATTTTATGAACAAGTCAGAACCGTTGCCAAGCTCTTATCATATTTAAGAAACAAAGAACTATTAAAAGAACTTATTTATGACTCCCGAAGAATACCTTGACAAGAAGAAAGCGGAGCAATTCAATGGAAGAGAATCCTACTACACCGTCTCACTGGACGATGCAGTGAAAGCCGTTGAAATGGCCCGCAGTGAAAACAAACCTGCTGACAACATACCGGTATCAGCGCTATACGGATGGATTTGCCCGAAATGCGGACGTGTCTACTCCCCTACCGTACCCACATGTATGAGATGCATAAACTTTGAAATAGGCCGTACAACATGCGCGGAACAGTCGGAACGTATGAAATAACAAACCATTAAACAACATTTCTATGGAATTTAAACATCAGAAAGACCTCGGTCCTGACGCCATTCAGAAATGGTGTGAGGAACTGGACCGGAAACCCAAAAGAGAATTAACACCGGAAGAAGGAAAAACTTTGTTTATGTGTATGATAAACGAACCCCATTACAGAACAGACAAAAATTTTGAATCCTTGCTAGGTAAATGGAACGGAGTCGCCATCCTTCACGACCGGATAAAAGAAAACCACACCTACACTATTGAGAACGCAGTCCTGCTTTTCCTCGGATCTGTGATTGACCGACCGGGAATAGCTGTCCAATATGCAAACTTCATGCAGTACAAATGCTGGCAGTACCATATCAAGCATGTAGATATGAAATCCTTCACCAGACGTATTTTACCGGCAGGACTTCTCACCGAAGATGCCTTATATGAAATGTGGAACAAACAAAAGTATATCAGTGAAAAAGAAAGAGGACTTCTCAACATGCTGGATAATGCTTATTTCATGCAGTCAATCAGAGAAATAGAAGAAAAATAGCCCTATGACCGCAAACGATTATTCAATAGAAAAATATCTGTCTGAATACCTGAAGCCGCTGGAAGAGAAAGGAATTATTACAGACTTGCGGGTTATTCCATGCAGATGCCGCATCATGTTCAGACTGAATGAACCCTCACGAGAAAACTCAATGAAAGTCATTATCGAAACAGAGGCGGATGAAGACCATATCACATTTTTCAAGTCCGATGTGTCGGTGGAGGAAACATTTAGATCACCTGAACGAATGTTTATTTATCAAAGACTCATGGATGCAAATAAAACCCTTAATGATGAACTAAACAAGAAGTCAGTAAACACCGATTTATACATTACGAAATACCTGAAGCCGCTGGAAGAAATCGGAATTATCCAAAACATTCAAATAGAGAATAATGGGAACGTCTGGTTCTACATGAAAGCGAAAATAAAAGGCATGACTGTTTCTGGTCGTATTATTCCAGGTACAGAGTTTGATCTAGTCACTCTTCAGACGAATAGTTGTCGAACTGTATGTAAGATATTCTCATTTGTAAAAAATGAATCCTATACAAATGATTTGAAAGTATGCCTAGTAAATTTAATGGATAATCTTGATGAATTACTTTAAATCAATCAAATAATGGAATCAAAATCAGAAGGTGCAAAAAGACTGGAAGAAGAAGTTCTTTTCATAAAGCAAGAAATGGAAACCGAGCTCGCTCCATACAGAATGAAACTCCTGGAGATACATAACGAAATGAACAGGATCTCGCAACCATACGAGAAAAGAATCAAGCAGAAAGAACAGGAATATCTCGATAAATTCCTTGTAGACTGTAACGGGAACATCATTCACACGGGAGACGTTCTTATAAACAACGTAACCAGTGATTCATTTAAAGTGGTAAACCGGTTCCAGCAAAAGCTGATTCATTACCTCGGTAATCCTCGTGTGGTAGTAGTAAAACTGAATAAGAAAGGAGAGGCCGGGAAGAAAGAATTTTCTATTTTCCCGAATGAGCTACAAACCTATTATACTCTCAAAAAATAAGTAGTATGGACAATAAAGTCAAACCCAGAATAAGCGCAGTCATTACCGACTGTCTGAAGTGTCCGCACTCAAAAAGGTACGACTCTTCTCAAGGCTCAACCGGTTCAGTGCTTGTATGCAAAGAAAAAGAACAAATAATCATTAGTGATGATTATATTTATCACACAGATAAGATAAATATGAGTAACTTTATCCCGGAATGGTGCCCGCTGGATTGCTACACCGGAGAGAATGAAATTTACGGGCTTAAAGAAAAAAACCTACGTGATTCACAATGTGAAGTACCTATGGTGAGATATAATAACTAGAACCTATGGCAGAAAAAAAGAAAATCAGCACAATTGTTTCGCATTGCGAAGAATGCGTTTTCCACCGGAAATACAACCAGGAAGGCGCTAGTTTTGGATATATCATTCTATGTTCACCCACAAATAGGGTGGTAAAGCGGAATGACGTAAATAAAATTATTGATGCACCAATAGAAATCCCAGACTGGTGTCCGCTAGATGACTATCAGGGGGATAATAAAACCTATGAAATTTTAGATACAGAACAAAACGAACAAACCATGAAAAAAGAATTTACAGAGAACCAGCTTGTATATATACGAGACGTTTTCGCTCATGAATGTGACAGATATATTGATTCAGGCGAAAGGGATATGGCGCATGAAGCACTGGATATTGTAAACGTAGTACAGTCAAAATACGACTGTGACGAATACGCCGACCTGGAATCCTTTATGCTGGATGAAAGCTGGACTTATGGCTACATAGAAAAACGTGAATTGGAAGAAAGTGAAGAAGAAGCTGTCAGACTGATGATTCAATTTTCCAAATCTTCGGAACAGGACCCATCGGAAGAACTGAAAGAAGCGGTAAATGAGCATTTGTATTTAAACGATGCAAATCGAGGAAAAACGAAGCTGGATGTAGTAATGAATAGAAAAGTAAAGATAAACAGACTCATTATTCTTTGCATAAATTCATGCGAGGAAAGCGAATTGATAAGACTTGATGACATAGCAGACTTGCTGGCCGAAAACATTTAAAACGAATAAACCATGGAAGAAAGAAAAATAAACTTTAAAAAGAACGATGATAATACTCCAGTTCTTGATCCGGACGGAATGCTTTACGAAAAGCTGACAGAGAAACAGAAGAAAATAAACGAAAGAATCTCTTTATTGCTTTACATGCTAAAAGAAGGGAGCCTGAAAGAGGGTACAAAAGAAGCATTGCTTGAATTGTTTCATAAGAATGCAATAGACATCCTGAACGAACTTGGATATGAAGACAGCCTGAATAAAAAGTACAATGAATACATCCAGGAAATACGCTCACTCAACCATGAGAACCGGGAACTAAGAAAACAGCTTGGCATGAAGGTATCGAACGAGGATGCAAGGGAAAGGTTGAAACTTATCACTGAATCCTTTGGTGAATGGTGGCACAACGAAGGAACCGGGAATATAGATGATATTATTTTCGACCGGTACAAAATGACAGCCACATTGAGAGGGAGTATATTCCCTTCCAGTCGCGAAAAGGAAATAAAAAATCAGGTGGAAATGTTGAAGAAAAAAGGATTCGATGTATCGTCTGTCACAAACTACGGGCACCACCTTACAGCCTCTGAAAAAAACTTCAATATTCTGAAAGAACTTTTCAAAAGCGCTTTCCCGCATTCGGACATTGACGAAATAAATACAGCCACCTATCTGGGAGGTGAAAGCAGAGAAGAATATGTGTACGTTATTACAAAGATCATCGTTAATTTCAATAACCTTGACGACATTAAAATCACAGAGCCATGACCGAACTGAATACTGAAAACGTAGACCGAATTTTCGCCGACTGCATGTTTCACAGCCACGAAGAATACGAAGAATGTAAGAAAGAAGGACTTCATTTTTTTGTGCGTTCTATTCAGAATACCAACGTAAATGTAGGATTCCATACGGAACGTATCGAAAAGCACCGGCAGGAAATCAGAGAAATGTTGCTGCAATTACCTGAAGGCTTCTTTAAAGATAAAGGTGGAGGAGCTTCTTTCCTGCAAGCTGCTTGCGCAAAAGATGGAGAATTATGGACAGGATTCCATACAGAGGTAGAAAAGCTTTGCCTGCTTGGACTCGCTTCAAAACAGATGCGGATGCTTACACCAGACGCGGAGATATGGCCAATGCTACCAGGCGGAATGCCCTATCTGCGTGTGGAAATAGAACAGTAATTTTATACATTTATTTATACATAAAAATACAAACAGATTATGAAAGATAAAATCTTAAAAGCAATCAACTTTATTTTCCCTATTTTCGTATGTGCTCAAATAGCCTTTTCTGTTTTTTCATATTTTAACGGGACTGAAACAAGGGACTTGTTGTACAATTTTTTCATCTCTATTATATTGATGCTTTCTTTCATCATTGCACAGATAACCAATACATGCACCCAGTTCCTGATGATAAAGCGGATTGAACACAGATTGATTATCAATCTTTTAAACGCCATTCAAGGGAACACAAGCCATGAAAAACAGCCGGAAAATAAAGATTCAAAAAGCAAAGATGAAGAAAAATCGTAGTTACGCGAGTTCAGTGGCGTAGTATCGCCACCAAAAAAACTATTAAGCTCGACTGAAGTGGCGATACTACGCCACTGAAAAATCTATTAATAAACACTTGAGCCAAAATCAACAAAAATCCCGACAAATCAGACGTTTTGCCGGGATTTTTTCTGTGAATAAAACCAAAAAAAGAAGAAGAAAAATGTATGTTATAGCGTGGATTCTGTCTCTTCTGTGCCGGTTGCGCTGCGGTCGAGCGTGGTAAATGTCTGCTGACGGATGACTATTTCTCCATGCTTGTCCCATTTATTGAATGTATAGATATTCTTCAGGAACCGCAGATAAATGCGCTGCCGGGTAGAAAGCTGGTTTTGCTTGAGCAACTGCAATTCGCGCATGTAGGTACCTCCGGTGCTTCCGCTATTCCCGGGTGTGCTTCCAATCAAAGAAGGGTGAACCCCTATGGCAAAGAACACCACGCTTGAGATTTCGGACAACTCCTCTTTTAAATCCCTGGAATTTGTCAGCTGCGGCACATCCACAATTTCCACCGCATGCTGCATCGTCTTCCCGTCAGGGCCTACAAACGAGTCCAGACAGATAGTTTTCCCGTTGTTCTCGCGGCGTTGAAGGAACTCATTCACCTTCTTATAGATACTGTCACGTACAGCTTGTTTCGCTTCGGTAGTATCCGCTCCCATTTCATCGAACATCGCACGAAGGTATTCGTTGTTGATGAAAATCATTTTCCCCCACATGGTCGCATTTTGTCGGGCCATTGCCTTGTCGGTAATCAATGTCGTGGCGTAATCGTAGGTCATCGACGGAAAGATACTCCACCAGGCTGGCTGCGGGTAATAAGGTTTCAGCATTGAAGGGTAATAGCTTGGACAGCAGAACCAGGTGGTACGTTTCTTCGGAGGACGGTTCTTACTCTTTTCCACCTGACGACGAAGCTCCGTAAGCATGTTTTCCGGCATCAGTGTGGGATAGGCCACCACATCTTTTCTTTCCAGCTTTGGCGTGGCATCCTTTCGCCACTTCTCCGCATAATACACGTAGTTGATGCGCATCCGTTCGTCCATTTCCTCCATGCGGCAGCACACCGCCGGAATGTTTCCCAGTTTCACGATTTTCGGGTCCCACTCTTCGTCCTTCCGTCCGATGCTTAGCCCGATGGTCGGGAAATAAATGTCCATGTGCGCGTCGTCTGTCATGCACTTCAGGTAGTGAAGTTCCAGATTGTTATTTTCGCAGAACTTGTCCCATTCCTTGTCTGTCTCTTCCCAGGTGCGATAGTCTTCACGAAGCTGTTTCAGCTCGTATTCCGGTGTTCCAACCTGTGCGGTATCTTTCTGTTCCTCTCCGGACACGGCCTGCGACCAGGTGATTGTGTCTCCCCCACCCTGCTCTTCGCCGCTTTCTGCTTTCTGCTGGTCAATCTGTGCCTGAATCTCCATGATGCGGTTACGAATCAGCAGTCCGGCATCCTTGAAGGGAATCAGCTCAGTCTTTACCGTACCATTTACATAGCGTGACCAGCGGTACATAAGCTGCGGCCCGAGCCCTACGGTCAGGTCGATAATATATTTGATGGCGGTCGCCGTGTATGGAAGACTTCCAACCAGCTTGTAGATGGTATTCGGCAGCATGTTGCCAGGTCCCCATGGAATGTAACCCAGACCGGGTGTCCCGGCATTGCTGACCGGCACCGGGTTTGACTGCCGGCTGTCGAAAATATCAAACGTGCCCTGAATGGGAAGTCCGCCGATGACCCCTCCACCTTTCATCATTTCCGAGGAAGATACAGACGGGATTTCCGACACGCGGGCCATGCCTATATACTGGTATCCACGGTCTACGAGTGAAGTCACTTTTCCTCTGAACTCCTTTATTCCCGGGTTTGACTTCTTACGGTTTATATTTTTTGTGTTTGTCGCCATATAACTACTTAACCAATATCTTTGTGTCGTTAATCTGCAGAATAAGTACGTCGTACACGTAACGGAAATCTCCGTTTGGCATTACCAGTTTACGGTATCCCTTTTCTCGGTTGTACGAAACGGCACGCTGCACGTTGTAACATTCGCTTATCGTTCCATCCTTACACACAAAACGTATGTCGAACGGCTTGTTTTTCCCGTCCGGAGTGCGGGCGTTCATCAGCTTGTACGCCTCCGTCCAGAGCAGACGTTTGGTCGGTTTCTTCATCTTTCGTTTGTTTTGACACAAAGATATACAAGGTTAATATGGTAATGAAGGACAAAAAAACGCACCTCCCTTCACAGGGAAGCGCGGTAAACATAACACTGATAATGATTGTATCAAACAACATTACTTTTTGCGATTATCCTTCCATCTTCCTTCACAGGAAAATAGGATTTTGTGCAAGTTTAATTTTGTCAAAATAAAGAATAAAGTGCACACCACCGTGTGCAATAACATGGTTACTATTTTTCTCATGATGATGCAAATATATCCTATTTTCTCTGAATATCAAAAAGAAAAAGGATGAAGAACCACTGTTCCCCATCCAGGTGTAATAAAACAAAGAACATTTTCATGCTCAATTCTTTGCAAATATAATGTTTTTACCGCACATAAGCAAACTTTGAAACTAATTGATTATCTGATTTATAATAAATACTTTTATTCAAACATGCTTTTATATAAAAATACTTTTACTCTTTTATTATTTCATGCTTTTATATTTTCATTCATTTGTATTAAAACATTACTATTCTTTTGCATATCTGTATATTTGAATGTAGATACTTTTATTCTTTCATACTTTTATACTTTTATGTTTTTATACTTTTACTCAATTATTCTTTTATACATTCATACCTCTATGATTTTGTACTAAAACATCTTTCCCTCACCATTTTGTATTTTCACACAAAAGTATGTTTATATAAAAATACTTTTATGTTTTTATGTTTTTATGTTTTTATGTTTTTATGTTTATATGTTTTTATTCATTTATACTATTATTATTTTATGTATCCACACAAAAATGCTTTTATTTTTTTATTCAAAAATACTTTTATGCGTTTGTGCATTTGAATATTTACATTTTTGCATAAAAATATTTCTGTATTTATGGCGGAAATGAAAAAAAACGACTATCTTTGCAGTGTAATAAAACAAAAACATTTGATATGGCAATTACAATTTCTTCATTCAACTTCAAGGGTGGAGTAGGGAAGACCACTACCACCGTCAATCTGGCAAAATCCTTACATTCTCTTGGTAAACGTGTGCTGGTCATAGATGCCGACGCACAGGGTAACGCATCTAAAATGATGGGATTCCGTCTGGCCACGGAAAAGGATGGTAAAACCCTTTACGAAGCCATGTCCGGAAACGCCAGCATCATGGAATGTGTGTTCTGTGAAAATGAAAACGAAGAAAGCTTCGACTTTATTCCTTCACGCCCGAACTTATACCAGTGCGAACAGGAACTGGTGAGCCGTACCGGACGCGAATACATCCTGCGCATGATGCTGAACAATCTGGAAGACCATTATGATTTCATCCTGATTGACTGCCCTCCGAACTACGGACTGGTTTCTATCAATGCAATGGTGGCTTCTGACTACCTGCTGATTCCTATCAACTGCGAAGTATTTGCCCTGGACGGAATGGGCCTGATTACCGCAAAATACGAGGAAATCAAAAAGCTGGTGAATCCGAAACTTGAAATCCTGGGTTATATCATGTCACGCTACGACAAACGTCTGTCGCTTCACCGTCAGGCATACGAACAGATGAATCAGAATTTCCCTGGGAAGGTGTTCAATACCACCATCCGCACAAACATTCAGCTGGCCGAATCGCCTGCGCAGCGCATGAACGTGTTCGATTTTGCGCCCAACTGCACGGGAGCTGCCGACTACATGGAGCTGGCAAAAGAGATTCTATCACGATTAGATAACCAGTAAAACCCACGATTATGGCTAAACAACGATTCAACCTGAATGAAACAATGCTTGATGCGCGGCATGGCATTGAGGAAGCACGCGCCAACGCGGAGAAGGCAGGGGAGGAGAGTGCTGCGACTCAGGAAAAGGCAGAAGAAAATACGGAAGAATCTCCTGCTACCTTCACTGCTGAAAACTCATGTGTTGAAGCAAATAACCAGGAAGAGGAAAACATCCGTCCGGAACAAGAAGCTGCGCCCGATAAAGAATCCGTGAAAAGCGAATCACCCGCAGTAGAACGGAAAATAAACGGCATACGAAAAAGAATTAGAAAAGATGAAAAAGAGGGACGCATCATGCGGAATGTCTATCTGGAAGAAGACATGCTGGAGAAGCTGGAAGACATTAAGAAAAGCATGAACAAAGGCCGTAACAAGGAAAAGAAAGATACCTTGGTGTTTGTCATCGACCTGCTGAATGTAGCCGCGCAGGAGTTCATTGACAAATACTACAAAGACATCGTGGGGAAATAATTCCGCACAATTCATACACCGAAAGGGCAGGGAAGCACACGCTTCTCTGCCCTTCGCTTTTTGAATGATGTCACATTTCTATCTCGATGGCCGGATTCCAGTCGTCCGGATCAGAAAAAGTGATTCCTGTATTTCCACTGAACAGACGGCAGATGGCGTTTGTGCACCGGTTCCTCAGAAGCGGAACGCCGGAGACCTGTGCACCGTAAAGCATTTTCCCGTCGGCTCCCAGAGCCTCTATTTTCAGCGTCACGTCAAATTCTTCCGACTCGGTAGGAGTGAAGGTAAACACGGAGAAATAAAGCCCGCTACGGCCCGCATACTCGTCGCCTATCTCCCAGGTAATCGTATAGTCGGATGCGGAATCTGCGTCACCGTTTCCGGTAGTCACATCCAGCGTGCGAAGATGACCGCCTACCGTCATCCGTACCGATTTCACAGAGGCAGGGAACGCATCTTTCACGGTAATCATGGCACGGCTTACTACGCGCTTCATTTGCAGTTCCTGACTCGAAGCCATATTCTCGTCCACTTGAAGCGAAAAGTCCTGCCAGAAAGTCTCTGTTACTTTCTCAGGCGTATATTTCATGCCTTCCATACTTCCTCCGGTACTGCTGTGAGCCAGGAAGTACACATGATGCGCTCCATACTTCATGTTCAGGGTAAGGGGAGAAGGAAGCGAAACGGTGTCCGCCTGCATCTGCTCGCTGTCCATGTAATCCCAATAGGAGAGGGTAGTGGCCAGCTCGGCCAGCGTGCCGGCACGTGAATTATTCCACTGGTTGATGTCTCCCTGTCCGATTTCCATAAACACCGGAAGGAAAGACACCCTGCACGTTTTCTCACTCGTCTGCTCTATATCCGTCGGACGGACGATGTTTTCCTTGCTGCAAGATGCCATAATCAGGATGGCAGCCATGCAAATGCTTTTCGACAAATTCATGTTGTTTAGTTTTAAGTTTATACCATAATTAACGCACGTCCGGAGTTTCGTTTCCGGTTTTGATGGATTTTTATTGTAAATTTTATACCTTTGCGTACAGATTCAACAACGCCATTTTTGGCAGAAAGGGAGTGCGTCTGGCCATTAGGATGTGCTTCCTTTTATTTTTATATCCATACTTTCAGAAAAAGAAAAATCATCGCTCGATATTATTTTATTTCTATAGTATATGAATATATAAATACGCAAGCCGTAATCTTATTGTAAATCAGTATTTTGTAATATATTCAGTGGACATGTAGTTCATTTTCAATAGACATATAGTTCACTTTCAGTGGACGTGTAGTTCATTCTGAATAGACATATAGTTCATTTTTAGTGGACACGTAGTTCATTTTATAACCTAAAGTAGACAAGTAGTTCACTTTACAATAGACATATAGTTCACTTTTTTATTAGTGGACATGTAGTTCACTTCATAATAGACAAGTAGTTCACTTTTATCCAGTCTGGTACGTATCTTATGCGTTTTTAGTGGACAAGTAGTTCACTTCATCTTCATAAAGCTATATTATGGGAATAGCGAATTTAATATTTATGATAATTTCGTTGCAAATAATTTGCTTATATGCTTATATCTGCATATATTTGCGATGTTGAATCTTTTAATTATAGTAATAATGGCACAATATCGTATTAAAGAACTTCTGAAAGAACGGAACATGACGCAGAAGGATTTAGCCCAGAAAATTGGGGTTTCTGCTGTCACCCTGAACAGATACATGACAGGGAATCCTTCCGTTTCCTCTCTTGAAAAGATTGCTGGAGCACTGGATATAGAAATAAGTGAACTATTTGTCCACCGGAAAACAGTAGAGACAGTTCCTGCTTTTAAATGTCCACACTGCGGTAATAAGTTGTACATTGAAATAAAGGGAGAGGATTATGGCGAGGAAAGCTTCTGAGAAAAAATATCCGGGGATGAATCTTATTCCCTTTGAGCGGGAGGATTATGTACGTCAGCCGCGCTCCTTATCCAGCCTTCAGTACCGGATGGATATAATACAGCTCCGTGCATTTGCCTGTCTTATGGAAAAAATGGAGCCACTGGTGCTTGAACTTCTGAATGTTTATAATAACAATAACTTCGACAAGAAACTTTCTCTGTTCGACCTTCCGCAGGCCAAACAGCATATAGACCGCGACGGGGAGTTCTGTTTTACTATCCCCATGGAAAGCCTTGGCATAAGCCCTGGATTCTATAAGCGTGCGAAAGCAAGTCTTGACAGACTGGTAGGAATTACCGTAAAAGTTCCCTATATAGACGATAAAGGAATAGAAAGGGAGAAGACTACCTCTGCATTCAGTATTGACACGAGAGCGGACGAAAGATACGTGAAAGACTTTAAGATAGGCATGGTAAGATCTGTGCTTGATAAAATGGTAGATATACGTCTGGGGTATAATGATCATCTGAAACGTATTGCCTTCGTGACAAGCAATGTGAATGCGGTACGTTTGTATGTGCTTACTTTATCGAATACCATTCGGGGGAAAAGGACCAGCTTTAATATCTCACTCGATGATTTCCGTGAGTTCTTTCAGCTATATACTGTGGTCAAAGGAAAGCGGGAACCTAAGTATAAACGCTATGCCGATTTGGATAAGCGAGTCATTACTCCTGCCACAGAGGAACTTAAAAAACTTGCTGATAGTGGAAACTCAGATTTCTGGATAAAGGTTGATAGAGTAGGAGTAGGAGAGGCAGGTAATCCGCAAATGTTTCATATAAGCGCTTTTTATACTGAACTGGCCGGAAACGAGCAAAAAGCTAAGGAGAGAAGAAAAGAGGATGCCGACATGGAAAAATACTTGAAGAATACTCTGCGGCAGACTCCAGCTAATATACGAAAAATTAAGGCACGTCTGTTGCCTGAACTTCGTGTAGGATTCATAAAGGAGACACAGCGTATTTCAGAGATTCTGGAAAAACGTAACGACATAGAAAATCAATGTTCTTTTGCGTGGGTGTTGCTGAATAACTGGCTGGATGAACATGAACCCAAAGTGGAAGAAATAAAAAGTGAACCTGTACAGATGGATCTTTTCAATGGTACGGAAGAAGAGCAAAATACAGATACTCCATTTGCTCCGGATAAAGATTGTCCAGAATGGAATCAGTTTATAAAATCTGTCAGGGAAAGAGTAGGAGAGACTTCGTTTCAAAGATGGTTTGCCTATATTGGATTTATTTCTTTTTCGGATAATACACTTACCGTTTCTGTACCGACAAAGATTTTTCCTGAGTATATATGTGAGAATCATTCAGAAGACGTATCTTTAGCCCTGAATGAAGCTTTTGGTGAAGATGTAAAACTACTTTATGAAGTAAGAAAATAACGAATAAATCCCGGAATGAAAAGCACCGTCCCGGGATTTTATTTTCACTCCACATAGTCCTTCGTGTCGACGCAAAGCTCTACTTTTTGTACATCGGTCAGTTCAAGAAAAACCGCATACCAGTTGTTCAGGAAAGGGCCGTAGGTAGAATAGTGAAGCTCCTCCGTTTCAAGGTTTATGTTCCGGAAAATTTTTAGTTTTTCCTGCTGCTCACGGAGCCATGCCAGAAACTTCTGCATGTGCATCTTCGCTTCCTGAATGGCTTCGTAGGACTGCTGCTTGTCGGTAGGATTCATATTTCCCGTTTTAACGAGGAAATAAATCACGTGCACAGGTTTGTCCATACCACCTTTAATCGTCCCGTCCTGGGCAAATTCGTAGCCCACACAAGGCGATTTCACGTCGGGCAGCTTGCTCATGAACGAGGGAATAGCTACAATGTTGTCGAAAAGGAAAAACCGTTTGTTCTTTCCGGTTTCTCCGGGCGTATGAAGCATGGGTTTGTACTTCGTGGCCCATTCTTCAATGATTTCTTTTAATTCTGTCATGGGGTTCTTTTTAGTTTGATTAATGTAAATCTCTTTATACCAG